AAAGATCAGATAAGAATTAGTGAAAATTGTTATCCAGTTGGTGATGTTTTTGGAATTCCAATTTACGAGGCAACTCACATGAAAACTAATCAGAAGATTCATGTAACTATAAACGAGATTTACAAATGAGTAAAATTAGAGATATTACCAAATTCCTCAGCTTAACTGCAGCAGAGAATCCAACAAACCAACCATTGGCGCCAACAGATGCTGCTCTCGACTCAGCCGAAGCATTGGCATTGATTACCGGTGGTAATGCAATTACAATTACATCTGGTGTTGTTAATCATGATGACACTTCATCACAATCCTCAGTCAACAACTCTGGATCAAACTTTATTCAAGATATTACACTTGACACCTACGGCCATGTGACTGCAATTACATCTGCAGAAGCAGGTGGTGGTGGTGGTCTAGGAGATTATGGGGCAGCAAACTCTACAGGCACTGCTGCATCTGCTACAGGTACAGACGCTATTGCAATCGGTGAAGGGGCGGCAGCTGGTGGATCAGATGGCATTGCAATTGGTTCAGGCGCATATGCGCATAATCAACAGGATAATATTTCAATTGGCAAAAACACAATGTCTGGTAATACAGGATCGTTAAATGTTGCAATTGGAAGAGAAGCCGCTAGGAACTCAGGCAGTGCAAATTCATCTGTATACGTGGGGCATTGGTCTGGTGATGGATCAAACGGGCACTCAAGCACTTTTATAGGTTATGCTGCTGGCAATAACGTAGACAATTACGGTAATACCGCAATTGGATACCAAGCCATGCAAAACAACACCACCGGCGGAATACTAAACACTGCAGTTGGTCATAAGGCTGGGTTTGATATATCAAGTGGCAATTGGAATACTTGTATTGGAACCAGCGCTGGGTGGAATATAACTACTGGAAATAATAACGTTATTGTTGGCCAAGGTGCCGGACAGGCGTTGACAAGCGGTGGCGCTAACACAATGATTGGTGCAAACGCCGGTATCAATTCTACTGGCGAGTATCACGTTATGGTTGGGTTCAGTAGTGAACCTTCTACTAACACTACTTCATATGAAGTAGTAGTTGGTTACAATTTGACTGGTAAGGGTCAAGGTCGCGGTTATTACGGCGGCGTTAACGGAGTATATAATGAAGCAAACAGCTCCACTTGGACTACAACATCTGATGAGCGTATCAAGACAAACATTACAGATTATACCCTTGGGTTAGACACTCTTGGTCAAGTAAATGTAAAGACATATAATTACCTTTCTGATTCAGCAATTGCTGCAGCACATCCTGAACTTGCAGATAGCGATGGTTTGGTAAAAGAGAGACTCAATACAGAAAAAACTGTTGTTGGTATTATGGCCCAGGAACTTGAAGCAGTATTACCAAATTCGGTTGAAACTCGCGACAACGGTATCAAGTCTGTCAATAAGGATGAATTGTTCTGGGTGATGCTTAATTCAATCAAAGAACTCAAAGCAAGGGTGGAAGCACTGGAGAATGCATAATGAGTAAAATAAAAGAAGATGCACCAACAGTAAACACTTCAGCAATTCCAGATCCAAAGACAACTGCGCAGGGTCCTAGGTTTAAACCAAAAACTATTCACGATCGCCGTAAGAAAAAGGGTACTCCTCTTTTGTTAAAAAGATTTAGAGATTACTATAACGATAAAGGTATAGGGTAATGGCAAGTGTAAATAGAGATATTGCAAAGATTCTAGGTAGAACCGAAGCAGTAAATACAGATAATGTTGCACTTGGTAGTGGTTCAGGTTTGACTGTATATGCCACACCAAATTTATTACCAACATCAGGATTTGCAGCAGGTGACCAAGCATTTGTAACCAGCAATAACAGAATCTACATTTCGAATGGTTCTGGTTGGTACAATGTTGCCTTAATTAATTCCACGCCGACATTTACGAGTGGGCCTGCAGGATCTTATGCACTAGCAACTGACCTAACACCAACAGTTATTACTCTAGTTGCGCAAGATAGCGATGGACAGGCGGTAACATATTCCGGAACTCCAAGTGGAATGGATGGTATTGCTACATTAAGTCAGGATTCGAGTGTATTTACTGTCACACCGCTTACAGATAGTGCTGGCGGTAATATCGGATCATTCACAATTACCTTCCAAGCAACTGATGGTATCGGTATTGCATCTGCGCTATCTACATTTACTTTATCATTTGGTCCTGATTGGTCTGCAACACCCACTGAAAGTATTCTCAGAGCATCAGATGCACAAGCGGATGATTGGTTTGCATGGCAAGTAGCAATAAGTGCCGATGGAAATTACGCTATTGTTGGTGCACGATATGAAGACACAGGTGGATCTAATGCTGGTGCAGCGTACATCTTTACAAGATCTGGATCAACTTGGTCACAGCAACAAAAAATAACTGCATCAGATGCACAAGCGGATGATTATTTTGGTTATTCAGTATCCATAAATTCTGATGCTACTTATGCTATTGTTGGGGCATATGGTGAAGACACAGGTGGAACTGATGCAGGTGCAGCGTATATCTTTACACGATCAGGATCCACTTGGACACAGCAACAAAAAATAGTATCATCTGATATACAAGAAGGTGATTATTTTGGATTTTCAGTCTCAATCAATTCTGATGCTACTTATGCAATCTGCGGCGCAGAATATGAAGACACAGGTGGATCTAATGCTGGTGCTGCTTATGTCTTTACAAGATCCGGGTCTACTTGGACACAACAGGCAAAAATAACTGCATCAGATGCACAAGCATCAGATTTTTTTGGTTATTCAGTATCCATAAATTCTGATGCTACTTATGCTATTGTTGGTGCTCGTCAAGAAGATGGTGGAGCAGGTGATCCATTAACTGATGCTGGTGCTGCTTATGTCTTTACAAGATCGGGTTCTACTTGGACACAACAAGCTAAATTAGTTTCATCAGATGCACAAGCAAGTGATTATTTTGGTTTAAACGTATCAATAAATTCTGATGGCACATATGCTATTGTTGCCGCATATGGTGAAGGTGATCCATTATATCGATCAGGCGCGGCATATATCTTTACACGATCTGGATCCTCTTGGTCGCAGCAACAAAAGATAGTATCATCAGATTTACAAGCATCAGATTATTTTGGTTATGACGTATCAATAAATTCTGATGCAACAATAGCTATTGTTAGTGCATTGTTCGAAGATGGTGGATCTGGTGATCCATTTAGTAATGCTGGTGCAGCATACATCTTTACTAGATCAGGTTCCACTTGGACAGAAGTTAAAAAACTAACTGCATCAGATGCACAAGCATCAGATCTTTTTGGTCAATCGGTATCAATAAGTTCTGATGGATCTTATGCTATTGTTGGTGCAAGGGGTGAAGACGGGGGCGCTGGTGATCCATTATCTGCTGCTGGTGCAGCATACATCTATGAAGCAGGTTAATTATGATTAAACTTTATATTGCGATCTTTATTGTTTCTCTCCTTGCTGGTTTCGGATATAGTGCCAAATACTATTACGACACTACACAGAATACTATTGCTACACTACGAGAAAATAATGTAAAACTTGAAACTGCAGTCCAAGCAAAAGATGCAGCAATTAATCAACTTGAGACTGATGCAAAAGTACAGGCTCAACTCAATAGTAAACTCACAAAAGATTTACAGAAATCAGAAGCATACAGAGATACATTAACTGCCAAATTGGCAAAGCATAATCTCACACGCGACAGCTTGATGAAACCTGGTCTAGTTGAAAAGGTAATTAACAATGCTACTAAGAATGTCTTTAATGATTTTAGGGATATCACTGCTCACAGCGTGCAGTAGTTATAAACCTGAAAAAGAAATTGTAACTGTAGAAAAGATCATCAAACCACAGATTCAAGTGGTTGAGAGACCTAAACCAGTACAGATGAACGACATCAAGTTCTATGTCGTCACAGAACAAAATCTTGATGCATTTATTGAACGATTCGGCAAAGAGAATGGAGAGATTGTCTTTTATTCTATTTCTGTCCGTGACTATGAGAACATGGCAGTAAACTTAGGTGAATTAAGAAGATACATAGAACAACAGAATAGTGTTATCTTATATTATGAAACCGCTGTTAATCCACCAATCGAAGAAAAACCGGTGGAATAGAAAACAGAAAAAAAGTTATCCTAAAATAGTTTTTACCAAAAAATATTTTTAATAAAAGGCGACCTAGAACGTAAACTAATGGTTTACAAAGGTTGCCTTTTGATATATAATAGTACCAGAATAAAAAAATCAAAACAATCGAGGTAACATAATGGCTACACCAAATGTAGACACGAGGGCATTTTTGTCTCAAACGAAATTTTACGAAGGCTATTCCCGCTTTAAAGAGACCGGAAATGGCGGTTATGAATCATGGGATGAAGCTGTTGATCGTGTAATTGAAATGCACGAAAATAATTATGCAGATAATGAAAAGGATCTTAGACCATTTATTGAAGAAGCTCGTACAGCTTATAAAGAGCAGCGTGTACTTGGAGCTCAACGTGCACTACAGTTTGGTGGTGATTCACTATTGAAACATCAGATGAGAATGTATAATTGTACTTCATCATATGCAGATCGTCCTGCATTCTTTGGTGAATTTTTCTATATTCTATTGTGTGGTGCAGGTGCAGGTTTCTCTGTGCAAGAACATCACATTTCAAAACTTCCACAAGTACAACAAAGAACCAAACAAGCCAAAGGTCACGTTGTAGAAGACTCAATTGAAGGTTGGGCCACTGCACTTGATGTTCTTATGGCATCATATTTTGTTGGTGGTGGTAAATATCCAGAATACGAAGGACGTAGAGTATTCTTTGATCTAACACAAATTCGTCCAAAAGGTGCTAAAATCTCTGGTGGATTTAAGGCTCCTGGTCCAGAAGGTCTTCGTAAATCACTTGATAAGATTGAATTGATCCTACAGAGTCTTGTTATTGATTCAAAAGAGCCGGTTGAAATTCGTCCTATTACTGTGTATGATATTTGTATGCATGCGGCTGATGCAGTCCTTTCAGGTGGTGTTCGCCGTTCTGCAACCATCTGTCTCTTTTCACCAGAAGATGATGAGATGATGAATGCAAAAACTGGTAATTGGTTTATGGATAACCCACAGCGTGGACGTAGTAACAACTCCGCAGTGATTGTCCGCGATGAAGCAACACCAGAAATGTTTGCAAAGATTATGGAATCTGTAAAATCATTTGGTGAGCCAGGATTCTATTTTACAACATCAAAGGAACATACTACTAATCCTTGTGTAGAGATTGGTATGTTTCCACAGTATAATGGTGAATCAGGTTGGCAAGGTTGTAACCTAACAGAAATCAATGGTGGTATGTGTAAGACCGAAGAAGATTTCTATAAAGCATGTAGAGCAGGTGCTATTCTTGGTACACTACAAGCTGGTTACACAGACTTTAAATTCCTTTCACCAGTATCAAAACAAATTTTCGACCGTGAAGCATTGTTGGGTGTATCAATCACAGGATGGATGAATAATCCTGATGTACTTTTTAATGAGAAAATCTTAGAAAAAGGTGCAAAGATTGTTAAAGACATCAATAAAAAAGTTGCTGCAATCATTGGGATTAATGCTGCTGCTCGGACTACTTGTGTTAAACCATCTGGCAATGCTTCAGTCCTACTCCAAACCGCCAGTGGAATTCACGCAGAACATTCACCAAAATATATTCGCAACATTCAAATGAATAAAGAATCTGAAATTACACAGGCGATTATTAAATCAAATCCATATATGGTTGAAGAATCAGTATGGTCTGCCAATGGTACAGATGTTGTAATTTCATATCCTATTATTCCAAATAAAGGTTCAATGTATAAGGATGATTTGCTTGGTGTAAAACATCTTGAACTAGTTAAGACTGCCCAAAAACATTGGGTAATTGCTGGTACCAATGAAGATCTTTGTGCAGATAAGGGTATCCGTCACAATGTATCAAATACCATTATTGTTGATGATTGGGATGAAGTAGAGAAGTATGTATTTGAGAATCGTTATTCATTCTCTGGTATCTCTTTCCTATCTATGTCTGGTGATAAAGATTATAATCAGGCACCAAATACTGCAGTCATTGATGAAAAAGAAATGGTGAAAAAATATGGTGCAGCATCTATCTTTGCATCAGGTCTTGTTGTAGATGCATTGAAAGTATTCCCTAACTTATGGGATGCTTGTTCTACTGCACAAGGTTTTGGTATGGATATTAGTTTGGAATCATCAGAAAATTCTGCCAGACAGGATTGGGTACGCCGATTTGAAAACTTTGCTACTAGTTACCTTAAGGGTGATATTAAGAAAACAGAGCATTGTTTAAAGGATGCATATCTATTCCACAAATGGAATAAAATTCAACAACATTTACAGCTTCCTAATTGGAATGAAGATCTCACAGAACAAGTATTTACCGATGTGGATACTATGGCTGCAGCGGCATGTGCTGGTGGAGCATGTGAAATTGATTTCTAGTCCTTGTGTAAAAATTTGCACTTTGATAGATAATATTTGTATAGGATGCGGTAGATCACCCTCGGAAATTAGAGAGTGGTTTACTGCATCCGATGCACGTAAAGAAGAAATAAGGAAAATCAGTGGAAAACGAATTCAGAATTGAATGTGAAGAATGTGATAACATCACAATTATTCTAGTAGAATCTGGTGATACTCCTGAATTCTGTCCTATCTGTGGACGAAGAGCAGACGTAGAGGACATTTCAGAACCTAATATATAAGTATATGTGGTATTATAATGAAAAGCCTTACGAAGAAACTCCAGAAGAATATCAAGGATTTGTGTATCAGATTACTGAACTTGATACCGGTAAAAAATATATTGGTAAAAAGAACTTTTGGAAACCAAAAATCTTACCAAAGAACTCTAAAAGGACTAGACGGGTACGAACTCGTGTTGAGTCCGACTGGCTCACTTACTTTGGTAGTAGTGAAGAAGTCAAATTACTCATCGAAGAAAAAGGTGAAAAGAACTATAAGAGAGAGATTCTTCGCCTTTGTCAGACAAAAGGTGAGATGTCGTATTATGAGGCAAAACTCCAATTTGAAAGGGACGTACTACTCAGCGATGAGTACTACAATAGTTTTATCGGATGCAAGATACACAAGAGACATTTACCCAAAAACTTATCGAATACTACGGTGACCGATTAGTCGATCCAAATCTATACCCAAAAACTTTTGACTATCAAGTGCAGATTTTTGTTTACATTTACGGAAAAGTATGATATAATAGTATCATAATCAAAAAGTGTAAAAGGTATGTTATGTTTCAGACTGGTGATAAAATAAAACTCAAAGGCAAATCGCGGCACGGTAAAAATCGTATTCATCAATTTGGTGATTCATTTACTGTAGTTGATATTCGACCCCGAATCCAAACAACTGCGCATCGGGAATGTGTTGGACCATTTGCTTTTTTAAATTGCGCACAACCACATTTATTGGCTGGCAGCCGTTGGATAGCGCTTAGTAATGATGACCCAGACTTTGAGGTGGTACAATGATATTAATGGACTTCAGTGGTATTGCAATTGCAACGATTGCAGTAAATAAAGTAAATGATGAGAATATGCTTCGGCATATGATTCTAAATTCAATTCGTATGTACAATAAAAAGTTCAAGGCCGAATATGGTCAAATGATCCTTTGTTGTGATGGTCCAAATAATTGGCGTAAAACATATTATCCACAATATAAGGCCAATCGTAAAAAGTCACGTGATGAGTCAGGCTTTGATTGGCAAGAAGCTTTCCGGATTATGCACTTGGTCAAAGAAGAGATCAAGGAAAACTTTCCATATAAGGTATTGCATATCGACCAATGCGAGGCAGATGATATCATTGGTACTCTTACCGAAAACACACAAGAGTTTGGCCAATACGAAAATGTTATGATTGTATCATCTGACAAGGATTTTCTACAATTACAACAATATCCTAATGTTCGTCAGTGGTCACATATGCAGAAAAAAGAAATGAAGGATGCCAACCCAAAGGTTAACCTTATCGAAAAAATCCTTACTGGTGACTCTGGCGATGGTGTGCCTAATGTATTATCACATGATGATACCTTTGTGAATGGTGAGAGACAAGTGCCATTGTCTAAAAAGAAAAAAGAAGCTATTATAGAGGATTTGGCAGATGGTGAATTATTATATGCAGCTTCATGGTATCGTAACTATCAGCGTAATGAAACACTTATTGATCTAAATAAAACACCGGTCGCCATAAAAGAAGAAATAATAAAAGAATTTAATTCCCAAAATCCTAAGGATAATGGGGCTCGTGTGTTTCCTTATCTTATAAATAAAAATATGAAAATGCTAATTGAATCCGTGGAGGAATTTCTATAAAATGCCTAAGTATGTATTTGAAGTTTTACAAGAAGTAGTAAAACAAAAAGCAAAAGATGACAAGGTCCGTGTTCTTAAACAGAATGAATCATGGGCTTTAAAAGATGTTCTAAGGGGGACCTTTGATTCGAAGGTTGCATGGAATTTACCTGAAGGTGAGCCGCCATATGAGGCATCAGAGCCGCATAACCATCCATCAAATCTTATCCGTGAACATAAGAAATTCAAATATTTTGTAAAAGGTCTTAAAGAAAGTGAACAGCTACCTAAATTCAAAAGGGAAAGACTCTTTTTGGCAATGCTAGAGAGTGTACACCCAGATGATGCAAAGTTGCTTATTGAAATGATTAATAAAAGACCACCTAAAAAGCTAAGTCGCTCTATCGTAGAGGAGGCGTTTCCTGGTCTACTCAGAGATTAATCCTCTCTCATTTCTAATCTCAACTGCGAGTGTGTGCTTATTTGTGCGCGCTCGTTTTTTCTTTACCAAAGGAACTCACATGCCAATCATGCAACTCGAAAGACTTAAGAACGATCTTATTGAACTTGAGACATATGCCGAAAAGCTTATGAAAAAGGGTAGGTCAATGGAAGCAAAAAACATTCTTAAGAAAAGAGATTTTATGATGCGAACGCTAATATCACAGGGAGTTCAAATTTCTTCTTAAAAACACAAATAAGTTGTTTACAAGACAGTGATTATTTGGTATAATATAATATATTAATTATGCGGAAGTGGTATACATTATGAATATTTTTGTTTTGTCTCAAGACCCAGTTGTTGCTGCACAAATGCAATGTGATAAACATGTTGTAAAAATGATAGTAGAGTCAGCACAAATGCTATCAACTGCTCATCGGATGTGTGATGGCCATAAATCAAAGCGGCCATCCAAATCTGGTAAGCGTATGGTATGGTACTATGATCTATATGAAGGTGCCGATGACCTAGAAGCAGAATTGCTCTACTATAAAGCAGTACATCATTATCATCCTTGCACTGTCTGGACCATGGAATCAGATACCAATTATCGTTGGCACTATGAGCATTTTATTGCACTTTGTGATGAATATACATATCGGTATGGTAAAATTCATGGTACCGACTCTAAACTAAGAAATGCATTATGGACAATGCCAAGAAATATTCCAAAAGGTCCATTGACAGAATTTAAATTGGCTATGGCATCCAATCCGGAATGTTTCTTTTATAATGATCCAGTTAAATCGTACCGAGCATTTTACCAAACAAAACAAGATCGGTTCAAAATGGAATGGACCAAACGGCCTGTACCATCATGGTTTATACAAAAGGAAGAATGTAATGGATAAATTAGACCAAATTGATATTATTGAAAATGAAATTGCATACGCAAAGTCGTGTTTGCAACCACATGATACTGGTCATATTAATACTGCTATTGCTTGGATGCAAAGTAGAATTACTGCAATAAAGGAAGAGATCAGAGAAGATGCCAGTCTATACCTTAAAAGATACTAAAACGGATAAGGAAATAGAAGTAAATTGCAGTTATGATGAATTGCAAGAGATTCTTAATGCAGAATCCGATTTAGTTAAAATGCTTTCTACTCCTTCATTTGTTTCATCAACAAAGACACATGCCAATTCTGGCACATCCGACGGTTGGAAAGACCTTTTAGGCCGCATCAATAAAGGTGCCGGCAGACAGAGTAAAATTAAAACATGACCAGTAAATCTCGAGCAACAATTAATGATTTGGTTATACACGAACCGATCACTGAAAACCAAGTTAAAGCATATGAAGCTTGGGATAATGGCGATAATTTAGTATTGGCTGGTTCTGCCGGTACTGGTAAGACATTTGTCGCAATGTATTTAGCACTTGAAGCAATGTTGGAAAAGGCAACACCATACGATAAAATTATAATCTTTAGATCAATTGTCCCTACACGAGACATCGGTTATTTACCTGGTAGTTTGGATGAAAAGAAAGCACCATATGAAATCACATATCAAGGTATGTGTACACAGTTGATTGGTGATGCGGCCGGCTATAATAGACTTATCTCATCCAAACAAATTGAATTTCATACTACTTCTTTTATTAGAGGTATGACTATTGATAATGCAATTATTGTTGTAGATGAGATGCAGAACTTAAATTTCCATGAATTGGATTCTGTAATTACTCGTGTTGGTGAAAATTGTCGTATTGTGTTTAGCGGTGATTACAATCAATCTGACTTTAAAGATGGATTTGAAAAAGAAGGAATTCAAAAGTTTCTAAGAATTGTAGAACATCTTAAAAACTTTACTATTGTGCAATTTGGATGGCATGATATTGTTCGTTCTGACTTTCTTCGTGATTATATTATGGCTAAAGAGTTTCTTGGCTATCGGTAATAGTTGTTTACTTTTTGGCTAAATTGTGATATAATAGTATATTATAATAAAAAAGGTTAGGTTATATGAGGGAATTTATTCATGAGAAAATTGATCTTGGATACGAGGATTTGGTTGCAGACACACGTCCATCAGGCAGAACTTATAGTACTCCTGACGGTAGTCGGTACCCTAGCATTACTACAGTATTAAGTATTTTATCAGAAGAAGCAATTGCTAAATGGAGGGCTCGAGTTGGGATCGAGGAAGCAAATAAGATCGGTCAGAGAGCTTCTGGTCGTGGAACCCTAGTACATTCAATTATTGAAAGGTATTTGCTAAATGAAGACACTAAAGACTTTCTTCCACACATTAGACAATCTCTCGAAAATGTTCGTCCAATCCTTGATGAAAGACTTGGAACGATATATGGTCTTGAGGTACCTCTTTATTCTAGTTATCTTGGTCTCGCTGGTAGAGTTGATTGTGTTGCCGAGTTTGATGGTGTACCATCTATCGTAGATTTTAAAACATCCAAACGAGTAAAGAAGAAAGAACACATTTCTAATTACTTTGCTCAAATGGCTGGTTATGCCGTAATGTGGGAAGAACGCACTGGCATACCAATTACCAATACAGTGGTTATCATGGATGTTGATGATAATGAACCATTAGTGTTCAAAGAACATCGTGATAACCACATCCAACTCCTCCTTGACACCAAAAAAGAATACGATCGCCGTAAACTTTTTTTTAATTAATTACATTTTAGGGGTTTACATACCGATAAAAGTGTGATATAATAGTACCATAATCAAAAAGGAAAGGAAAAGATTATGGGAATGAGCTCATATGTATTAGATCAAGAAGAAAAGTTGTTTGATCTTATTGAAGATACTATCAAAAACAGTGAACATCTTACTGATGTAATGACAGAAGTCGTTAAACAAAAAAATCTAGTGCCACATTGGTCAGTGCAAGAGATTGAAGATTGTGTAAGTGAATGCTGGAATGATTATTGGGAGAGCAAAATATGACAATTTATCTAGATATGGATGGTGTAATTACAGACTTCTTTGGTGGTGTTGCTAAAAAGTTTGGTGTTGATCATTGGAAATCAATCCAGGATCGCGAGATTGCTTTTGCTACTCTTGCCAATACTGACTTCTTTTACGATCTTGATATCTTTCCTGAGACATATTCAATTGTTAAATTTGTCAAAGAAATCTCTGGTGGTGATTGGGGTATCTGTTCATCACCAATGCGCGGTGATATAATGAATTCAGCCTATTGGAAAAGACAATGGTTGAATCGTTGGGATATTACACCACCTTTGGTAGAGAATATGATCTTTACTTCTAATAAGCATAAGTATGCAATGAATAAATTAGATCGTACTCGTAATATTTTGATTGATGATAAACTACAAAATATTGATCGTTGGAATCAAGCTGGTGGTATTGGTATTCGCTTCCAGTGTAATGAAGATGATACTAATGAATACTTATTCCCAGCTATTAAAGAGGCACTACAATATGCAAATCGCTGAATTGTTAAATATGAGAACAGACTTTGAAAACACTATTGAGGATTTTAAAATACCTCAAGAATATTCGGGTTCTGATATAAATAGTCTTAATTGGTTTATTGAGAACGGGCATAAGTCTAATTCACTTCGTGATGGATTCACAAAAGCTCTGCAAATTGCAGAGGCAATCACAACGGAGTACTATAATGACAGAGCCGACGAAGGAAGCAATTGCAGCAGCAAGGAAGACTATTGATGGTCTAGACGATGCTGATACCAATGGCGATGGGCATATCACTGCAGAAGAGCTTGATATGCATCTCGAGTTTAAAAGAAAAGAACTTGAAGATGCAGATGCACAAAGAGATGCTATGAGAAAAATGACTTGGTTTGCATTATTTGGTATGTTACTATATCCTGCCATTATCTTAATCACTACGATTATGGGGCAGGATAAAGCAGCACAACTTATTAGTGATATTGCTCCAACTTATTTTGTCTCTATTTCTGTTTTGGTTGCTGCCTTTTTTGGTGCTGATGCAGTCAAAGGTAAAACGGCGGCTCCTAAGAAATGATGGATCTAGAAAATATACCAAAGATCATTGCCATTGTTACTGCTTCATTTGGTGCTGTTGGTGGTGGTTATACGTTGTGGGATAAACTGCAGTCAAAGGATATCTTAACATGGGCACCAGAGCATTTTCAAGTAAGTAATGCATCAGTCAATGGATCTTTTGATGTTGTAGTTGCAAGAGAAAAGCATAGAGATGATTGTAAGGTAACTGGATTCAGACTTGAAGTCAAAGACAGTAAATATCATGTCCATAAAGCAATTCCAAGTATAGCAAAGTTCAGTGGTCCGGCAAGTGAGAAGATTGATAAGTTTGGTTTCTCATTTACAATAGACCAAGAACATAAAGATATGATTAAACCAGGAGAAGCAATTCTATTGGCACATATTGACTATGAGTGTCCTGAAGGTCCAGTCGTAGTGAACTATCCTGATCACGAGAATTTGAGATTTATGATAACAAACTAGGTTAATATATAATATTAGTTATGTAATAAAGTGAGTAATTATGAAAAGATTGATTTACCAAGTTGCTGTTGGTGCAAAGTCTAGACTATATAAACACTGTATCCAATCGTGTGCAGAATATTGTGCAAAACATAATATTGATCATATTGTACAGACCATACCAAAATTAAGAATTAAACCAGATATCTTTGTTACAAATCGTAGTAAAGAGTCATATGAAAAGCATGGTGGATTCCTTCCAATCTATGAGAAGGAAAATGCCTTTTCATATTTTGACCAATACGATCAGATTGCTATTATTGATGCCGATATCTATATCCGTACAGATGCTCCAAATATTTTTGATGACCTAAAACCAGAAGCAGATTTTGGTGGAGTTGTCGAAGCATCCATGCCTATTCTACCATGGTATGTGCAAAAAATTTCCAATTATTCTAAAATGCAATATGGTCAATTAAAAATCAATTGGCAATATAATGAAGCAACTGGATTCCCATTTATGAATATGGGAATGATGGTAATGAATAAATCATTTGCAAAATATCTGAATGGACAGACACCAGAACAATTTATTCGCCGCGAAGAGTTTAAAAAGTTTGTTGATGGTATGGGTGGTTGGAAATGGTCTACAGACCAAACACTACTTAATTACTGGGTAAATACGTGTGGTATGACCGTGCAGAAGCTTGATTGGAAATGGAACGCACTTTATACTGCAATAGATAATAGTAAAATTAAAGAAGCAAATTTTGTACATTTTTTCCTAAAGGATAAACTACCAAACCGCGGTGAAGATGTAAAAGAATTAATGAAACAAATTGGAGTAGACGAATGAGAATTATTGTATTAGGTGGTGATGGGTTCTGTGGTTGGCCTACATCGTTAAAGTTATTGGATGAAGGTCATGATGTTCTCATTATTGATAATCTTGTTCGGCGGAAGATTGATAAAGAACTAGGTTCAAATTCACTTACCAATATTAGTGACCCTGGCCAGAGAATTAAAGTTGCCCGCGCAATGATTGGTGGTAGCATTGATATCGTCAATACTGATATTAATAATTATGATGAGTTATTAGATATTATTTCTGTTTTTTATCCAGATACCATCATCCATTTTGCCGAACAACGTGCTGCTCCATACTCAATGATTAATTCTACAACTCGGCGCTATACGGTTGACAATAATATCACCAACACACATAATATTCTTTCTGCAATTGTAGAAGTAAATCCAGATATTCACTTGGTACATTTGGGTACAATGGGTGTATATGGTTATTCGAAAGAGTTTGGCGATATTCCAGAAGGTTATCTGAATGTAAAGATTAACTCTACCGAAAAGGATGTTGATATTCTATATCCTACAAATCCTGGTAGTGTTTATCATATGACCAAATCTATGGACCAATTGCTATTCCAATTCTATAATAAGAACTGGGGGCTTAAAATTACTGATCTACACCAAGGTATTGTTTGGGGAACACAAACCGAACAAACTAGAAAACATGAGACGCTCACCAACAGATTTGATTATGATGGAATCTATGGTACTGTGTTAAATCGTTTTATCTCTCAGGCAGCAACTGGTAATGATATTACTGTCTATGGTATTGGTGGTCAAAAACGCGCCTTTATTCATATTGAAGATACTGCTCGGTGTGTTGCACTGGCCGTACAAAATCCACCAAGTAAAGGTAAGGTTCGTATCTTTAATCAAGTTTCAGAGGTTATGTCTGTAAAACAACTTGCCGAATTGTGTGCAGAATCGTATGGTGGTACTATTAAGTATGTCGATAATCCTCGTAAAGAACTTGCAGAGAATGATCTATCTGTGAGTAATGAAGGGCTTAAAAGCCTAGGGTTTAAACCCATTACATTAAATAAAGGTTTGGTTGATGATGTAAAGTTTATTGCAGAAAAGATGAAAGATAATCTAAATGTAAATAATATTCTTACATCACCAAAGTGGTAATTATGAAAACACTGATATATCAATGTTGGGATGGTACTGAACGACCTGGTAATATGGCTGGTATTGAAGCCATGGAACAGTATGCCAAAAGAATTGGGGCAGATCATAAGTACGAACACAATCCAAAATTTAGGACAGACTTAGGTTCCTATTCTGCAAATTATGGTAAATTTAAACCAATATTCGAAGATGAATATTCTGAATATGATTATATTATGTATGCAGATTGCGATGTTGTACCAACAGATATTTGTAATGAAAACATTTTTGAACAATTCTATGGTACTAATTTTGAAATTGGTATCTGTGAAGAAATTAATGCACCATTGACCAGAAAAAAATATACTATTGGTGGTGGAATTAATAACGCCAATGATGAAAAATGGGTAGCACTTATTGAAAAAAAGTGGCCAGTAAAAATGCCACGTACTACCGATGGTCTACCTAAAGTTTATAATACCGGTGTTATTATTTACTCTAAGGCTGGATTGGCAAAAGCAAGAGAAAAGTTATACGATTTTGCAAAATATGTAAATTTGGCTAAAGTATTTAATCTGCCGGCATTCTATACTTGTGATCAACCTTATTTTCATGCAATGTTAGAAGTATGTGCATTTGATTGGTTGACCATGGACTATAAATGGAATAGTTCTGTCCACTTTGATCCAGGTAATAAACAACAACCAAGGCCAGTAATTGATTTAAGAAAAAATGCAAATATGGTACATATTCAATTAAATGGTGCAGATAATTGGCCGGCCGATAAAATTAAACGAGTAGTAAATCTACCTGTTTCTGAATGGAATCTATAATGAAAAATATTATTTTACAGCATTGGCATGGTGATATGCCTAGATGGGCAAATATTTGTAAAAATAGTATTGAAGACTATTCTAGAAGAATTGGAGCAGATTATGAATTGCTTCAAGGATTTCCTATGGGTGACTGGTTTCCCAATACAAAAACAAAGCCATGGTTGGTAATTCAAAAAATCTTTATGTTGAATGAAAAATATGATGAGTATGATAATGTACTTATGTTAGATATGGATATGTTATTTACTGGTAAATTGGATAATATTTTTATTCATAATGGTATTGGACGGCTTCATAAAGTCGGTATGCGAAATATCAGTGGTAGTAAAAATGGTCGTAAATGGCCAAAACTCTATACCAGACAACAGCCTATGTTCTTTGGCAATTGTGTTAAATTTACTAGAGAACAACGAATCAATCTTAGAAAAGAATTGAATACTGACGTAATACATAATAGTATGTCATCCGATGGATTACCACCAAACGATGAGATCATAATGCATTATTTAATTGTGCAATCAGGCATTTTAGATAATAAAACAAAATTAGAAATTCCTCATGATAGATTTTGTGACCTACCAGAGGAAGCTGCTCCGGATGCTACACTAGTACATTATTGTGGAAACAGAAAGAACTATATAAAATGAAAAATATTATTCTACAACACTTTCACCCATTTCGGCCAAATGTAATTCAAGAGATGGAATCTCGTGGTGGTAGGTTACCATTCATCGTAGAAAAGAGTGTAGAGAATATTAAAAAGTATGCCGATAAACTTGGTGCTGAATATAAGCTCTTGGATGGAGAACCATTCCAAAAAGGTTTAAGAGGTCAGTGTCAGAAGTGTGCCGCAATTAATGAAGAATATGATGATTATGATACAGTAGTTGTATTGGATACCGATAAGTTTGTCACAACTAGTTGTACCGAAAATGTATTTGAAGCAAAAGGCATTGCACCATTTGATCAGATCCACCGTGAGAGACAATTACCTGCATTCATTAATGAGTTTCCTAGATTGGGCAATCCAAACTATCCTATGTGGTCTGGTGCCATCTATGTTATGCCTAGAGAATTTAGACAATTAATGAGGGCACAAATTAATCCGGCCATGAGAAAAGTATTTGAACAGATTAGCCCTAGGCCGTATGTTGATGAAGGTATCTTCCATGTTCTGTGTGTAAAAGCTAACTTTAAACTAGATAAATATTTGGATGAGAAATGGGATTACAGTAGCTATCTTCCAAATCCGGAAAAGGCTAATATGATACACATCAGACACAAGCCTAAGAGTAGAGAAGAAAATTATATTGATCTGGTAAATGCCGGAATTATAGGAGAATAAATTGGCTAGAAATATGGAAAGACCTTGTACTACGGTTATTAATGAAGTAATTAATGCTGGATATAACATTGATGTAGTATATGATATTGGTGCTAATGTAGGTAGATGGACCCAGGAATGGCGAAAGCATATTCCTAATGCCAAATATATTATGTTCGAAGCCAATCCAAATAATAAATGTGCAATTTCATTAAATAATGATATGTATATGCATCAGGTATTATCAGATGCAGATGATAGAACAGTGGAGTTCTTTTTAGCTAATAGTGGTAAGGCAAGTACTGGTGATAGTTATTATAAGGAATTAACTGTTAATTATTCCGAAGGTAAATCTGTACTGTTAACTACAAAGAAACTTAATACAGTAATTGAAGAAAAGAATCTACCTTTACCAGATTTTATTAAAATGGATACACAGGGTGCTGAGGTAGATATTATTAATGGTGGCTCTGATGCAATGGAACATGCCAAAGTAGCAATATTAGAAATGCCAATAATGCCATATAATAAAGGTGCACCAAATTTTAGTAAATATATTGACACAATGTATGCTAATGGTTTTATTCCAACTGGAGTTGATCACATTGCAATGAGACATAATGTTGTAAATCAGATGGATATTGTCTTTATTAAGGCCGATATTAATCATAAAATTTCAGGGCATAAAAATAGATACAGAGGTTTCTAATATGTTAGATGCATATGCCATAACATTAGCAAATAGTGAAACATCACAGGTCGGAACAAATAACCTTATTAAATCGTCAAAAAAAGTAAAAAATAATTTTGATATTAATATATTTGATGCTGTGACACCTGATATGGCACATACTATTATGATCGGCAATGGTCTTAAATGGAAATATCCATGGGAAGGTAAAGAGACAGACCTTAGAACTGGTCTTGTTAAGTCTGCATATCAGACATCAAATAAGAATAGTAGAATTGCATGTGCAATGAGCCATTGGTTGTTGTGGCATAAATGCACCACAATTGATAAACCAATACTTATTATGGAACATGATGCATTGTTTATTGAAAAATTAGATTATAAATCTATCCTTAAGAGTAACTATGATATCATTGGCATTAACTCTCCTGCGTCAGCTACGCGCCGTGCGCATCAATTCCATGATATTGTACAGAGTAAACCAGCATGGGTACAACCAGTACCAGATATTGATGAGTTCAATATTCCTCAAGGCCTTGCCGGAAATTCTGCATATATAATTAAACCTAAGGGTGCTAAAAACTTACTTGAGGCAGTCAAAGAACATGGTGTTTGGCCAAACGATGCAATAATGTGTAAGCAAATTATTCCTAACTTGGGTGTGACTAAACTTTATTTTACAAGAGTTCAAGGACTCCCATCAACTACGGTGAATTGATATGAAAGCCTTTGTAATTACAATTATGGATAATCCTCAGTCTGTAAAGGCGGCAGAAAGATGTATTAAATCTGCCGCCAAATATGGACTTGAAGTTAATATGCACAAAGCATATACTCCTAAAGACAAACCATGGGAAATTCTACATAAGAAAGGTATTTCTCCTCACGGATTTGTTGAACGATACTCTCGATTAGAAAATTGTATGTCGTGCTTTTTATCACATCATTCACTATGGGAGATGGCAGTTGAAAATGATGAGACAATTGTAGTCTTTGAGCATGATGCTGTTATTACCGGCCCAGTCCCAGTAAATGAGAAATTTGATGGATGTATGACATTCTCAAAACCATCATATGGTAAATTTAATACACCAATAAAGCTTGGAGTTGATGGACTAGTTCAGAAACAATACTTTGGTGGTGCACATGGTTATATGATTAATCCTGTTGGTGCAAAAAAGTTTATTGCTAAAGCATTAATTAATGCCGCACCGGCTGATACATTTATTAATCTTCAAAACTTCTCATGGTTGCAAGAATATTATCCTTGGGTTTGTATGGCCGTGGATAGTTTTACTACTATTCAGAAAGAAGACGGCTGTATCGCAAAACACAATTATAAAGATGGATATGAGATAATCAATGCCTAAGATGCCCGAAAAATTAATTGTTACTGGATGTGATAAAAAAACTGAATGGCAATTGCCATGGTTTTTAGATAACTATTTTAAGCATAATACCATACCAATTGCAGTTGCCAATTTTGGTATGTCAGAAGAAATGAAAAAACGTGTCTATGATAGGGCTGGTGTTTTTTGTTACATGGATATTAATAAGGGTGATGAGAACTATGACAAAGGTTGGTTTCATAAACCAGCTGCAATGTTATCCGCACCAGGTCATAATGTGTTTTGGATTGATACTGATTGTGAAATACTAGGTAATATTGAAAATATGTTTAGATATATTCAACCAAATAAACTTACAATGGCAATTGATAGACCATGGTTGTTACGGCGTAATGAACAATGGCACAATTCTGGTGTTGTTGGTTTTCATCAGAAACCAGATATTCTAAAACAATGGGCTGAAGCTGTAAAAAGAAATCCAGCAGTTGGTGATCAAGAAGTGTTACATAGTATGTTAAACCCTATTACTATGATTACCTATATCGCCGAACTACCAAACATATATAATTGGTTACGACTACAAGTTGAAGCTGATAATGAAGATAGTCCAAATAAAAAGATTATGCATTGGACTGGTGAACAAGGTAATGATAGGATTAGAGGTAAAATGAAAATTATGGAGGCTCTACGTGGCTAAGACAGTACATGTGGTGGGTAATGGGGATTCCGCAGTATTCTATAATGAAGCTCCTAGAAAAGGATTAAAACTAGCGTGTAATAAAGCACCATTTCCTATTGAGAATTGCTATGCATCGTGCATGGTGGACTTTAAGATGATGAAGACTATTCATAAGGGTGATGTTGATGTGCCTGGAGAATGGATTCTAGGAGCAAGACCTAAGGTGTATATGGAAAAACATCCAGGATTCCATATGCAAAGGTCACATCAGATTAAAATGTTCTATACCAAATTGCCAAAATATGCTGCAAATTATACCGATCTAAATTGTGGTCACATGGCAGTATATTTTGCCGCTCAACATCTAAAGGCAGATAGAATCCATATGTATGGATTTGATTCAATTTTTGATTTTAATCTAAGAAGTTACACTGACATCTATATCAATTCTGATAGAGGTAATATGAATAACAATAGGTTAACAAACAATTGGAGGCCTTTGTGGCAAAATATCTTTAAAGATTTTAATGGTTCTGGTAAGGAACATCGGTGTGAATTTATTCTTCACCATATGCATGATAATCTAAAGTTTAAATTACCAGACAATATTGTAATTGAAAAGTATGGCCGCCGCGGCGAGATTGTGGAAAAACCAATGAAAGATGAAAGTATTGGTTGGAGACCACCAGCTAATGGAATACTATAAAAGGGGTTTACATCTCCGAAAAAGTATGATATAATAGTATCATAATCAAAAAGAGGTGTCTTATGATTTTTGTAGAAGGTGGAAGTAAACGGCAAAGAGAAATTGCATTTGAGTGTGCATCATTCACTTGGCGACAATTAATGCCTCGAATCAAAAAATGTGAAATTAATATCACACTAAGGAAACTCAAAGGTTATCACGGTACATGTCTAGATATTGGTAAAAGAGAATATCAAATTGATATTGACAAAAAACTAGGCCTAGGTGATGATTTTACAACCACTATCTTTCATGAGATGGTACACGTTAAACAATTAGTCTATAAGGAATTCTTTACTGAATGTAATTTCTATAGCAGTCATGAAGAATATATGAATTTACCGTGGGAGATAGAAGCATATGAATTACAGGAGGTTTTATTAGAACAATGGCAGAATTTCAAGATCACGAACAATCGGAAACGGAACTTTTTCGGAGGGAAATTATGAACAGAGATGGACATATTGAACTTTTGGAAAAAAATGTCTACGAATTACAAGAACAATTGCAGAATGCATATAAGCGAATTGATGAATTAACTAATCAGATTGCTACAACTAAAGTATGTGAGTGCCCACCAATTGTGGTATCTGGTGTAGATGGTAGTGGTAACCCATATTAAAATAAATTAAAAAAAATGCATTTTAGGGGTTTACATATTCAAAAAAGTATGATATAATAATATCATAATCAAAAAGGAAGAGGAGCCTTATATGTTTGCAAAATCACAAATCGCATTACGTGATCACATCGAATCAAAGAATGCCGAAGGTAAAAAGTGGATGGATGAAAATCCTGGATCTTATTACGGCATGACTGTCTCTGACCCAGCTCATTGGGCAGAACAAGGTATTACCACTGTTGAGCAATACGAGTACCAGATGGAGTATTATGGTCTGTTTGATTATATTGCAAATGTGACATCAAAGTCACATGCTAGGTATCTGTTGAGTCTTTGTTGTACCCTCGAAGATCTAAATGAGGTATATCAACAGTTCGAAAAGAGGGCAGCATAATGGCTAAAGTACAAACATCTAAAGCATTTGGTTCTATGTTTACCACTCACCCTATTACTGGTTATGAATCGAACGGAGAACCTTCTGCATTAAAAGAAGCATTTGATATGCTTCGTGAAGATTACGAAACTGCTGGTAAAAAAGTAATTGGTATGCAGACATATTATAATAGTGGTTATAATAGTGCGACCGATAAATACGAAGGTAAAAAAGAATTTGGTATTGAAGTTGAATGGATTTACTAATTTAGAAGATGCTCCTGTCTCGCTCCTCTCTCAGTAGAGCATCTTCTAAATCTTATAATGGTCTGGCCGACACCATGGGATAGCGTATTCCTTTCCGCTTGAACTAAAGTCAAACCTCTGCAGGGGGCGGCTAGATTATTGGTTCCGTAGCTCAGTTGGATAGAGCAATTGCCTTCTAAGCAATGGGTCAGGGGTTCGAATCCTCTCGGAATCGCCAAATTTACTCGGTTAGTTCAGCGGTTAGAACCACGTGCTCATAACGCGTTTGTCGGGGGTTCAAATCCCTCACCGAGTACCATATGCGGGTATAGTATAATGGCTATTACTACAGCCTTCCAAGCTGAAGATCGGAGTTCGACTCTCCGTACCCGCTCCAAATCTTTATGGAGGAAACATGGAACTAGAACATGAATTTAAAATAGAGTCAAAGGAAAAACGAATCCTTAAAAGTGAATCTGCCCGGAAGCGCCGGCGTGAGAGAAAAGATATTGCTGCCGAGGTACTACAAAGAGAATATTCTAAGAATAGAAAAATTAGAAAGAATAAATAACGTAATGGGTTGGTCCCCTAATAGACCCGATAGTCCTTACTGTCAGGGACGATAACAATAAAGGAGAATGCATCCTAGATCTATAACTAGGCTCTGCTTAATAAGGGAAGGTTCACTGCGATGCGGGGTTCCTTCCCACTTTTAACATCTAATAAAGAAAGATAATAATAAAATGAAAAAAGTAATGGTTGCACTGTTTGCCGCTGGTTTCGCATCAGCAGCAAATGCTGAGTCTACAATCACAACAACTGTTGGTGTAGAGCGTAATCTCGACACAGAAGTTAACGAGATTTATTTTGGCCCATCAATCGCTTCTGGTGATTTTACTCTTGGTGTAACTACTAAGATGGTTGATACAACTGCTGATCAAGGCGCATTTAATGTTAATTCATCAGACATTGATATCAAGTATGCGGTAACAGATAATATTTCTGTATACATGGAAAATGATTTCGATGCAGACTTCAAGCAAACTGCCACAATCGTAGGCGGTAAAATTTCATTCTAATTGAGGAGACCCAATGTTAAGATGGTATGATTATGTGATGGTAAGTATTTTTGCCTATCTAATTAGCCAAGGTGGATTCTTTTGGGCTATCTTAGCCTGGGTCTGCTTTGTCCAATATATGTACCAAAGGAGAGATGGGCATGTCTGATAATATGTTTGATTTTGGTTTTACTGCAGTTGATGAATCAGAACTTCAGGCCGTACAAGATGCTCAAAAAGCCGCCGGTGATGTAGCCGTAGAAGCAACAACAACTCAGGAAAAATTGGATAAACTTTATAATGCCATTATTCCTCTCCTTAATAATCTCAAAAAGAACCCAGAAAAAGAATATATCCTGTGGCCTAATCGAATAGATAAGGTTGAACAGTTCGAAGAACATCTCCTTAAGATATATCGCTCCTAAACTATTTTACTACTGGTTGTTTTTATTACATATTTTAGTGCGTTTTTTTGTTTACAAATGCATTTTTGTATGATATAATAGTACCATAATCAAAAAGGCAATAGAGGAGCTTTTATTATGACTAACAAAACTTTGGATCTAGGTATTAATTTTGTTAACGCAGACGAAGGTGGTCTACGTTTCTGTATTATGACAACCGAAGGTGAGATCCGCCGCCGCGCAGATGATATCGAAGATGGTGTACATTGGGTAGAGACATATGGTGTCGCAAATACTCTTTATTTCTCATCATCAATGGATTTTGCCACAGAAGAATTTTTCGAAACAGATGATGGTGCTAAACAGATGTGGCAGACTATTCTGAATACTGCAGCTGAAGCAAAAATGATGGAGATTGTTTAATGTCGAATATTGTTATTACTAAAAATTCTACATATGATGAGCGGATGGATGCAATTCGTGAGGCATCCGAAAGATTTGCTATTCGTAAAGCAAGACGTGCAAGGTTGGCCGCAAGTGCCGCTCGTGTTCGTAAATATGTTGACGAGGTAGACAAGCCTGAGCGTAAAAAGTTTGACGATATGATTTCCAAAATGGACGAAAATCATAATCATTATCAGGATGCACCTCAATACGCGGAGAAATATTATGGTGAAAAAATGCGTGATACCATTGCTATGGATAATGATTGGAACTAATGTCCAAGCTCAGGAATGCTTTTATAGTAAACAAATCCAATATAAGGATGGTAGTACTATTGAAGCTGTAGAGAAATACGACTGTAGTAATTCTCCACCACCTGATATAATCATTGTCGAAAAAGAAATTCCTTCTAAAAATAGAAGTTTTGGTGAGTTCTTATTTGGTGTTGAAGAGAATTCACACGGTGTATCTAAACTATTCAGCACATTGGTCAGCATAGGAGTATTTTGATGATCAGTTATATTATGGGTATTTTTAGTGGCATTGCCATTGTAATTTATCAGCCGGAAATCTTAAATTGGTTTGTCAGTTCCGGTATGCGCGATAATATTGTCGCAGTTCTTAATGGAGTATAAAATGAAAAAGTTAGTATTAATCCCAATTGCAGCGATTGCACTTAGCGCCTGTGAAAAAACCCCACCAGAGACAGTAATGTCAAAACAGATGTATGATTATCAATCTGCTCAAGTCAAAACTCAAATTGATGATATGCCTAAATGGTATACTGCCATTCCTAAAGAGGATGATGCTGTATATGCTGTAGGTACTGCAGTAACACCTGATCTACAATTGGCGGTTGATATTGCAGTACTATCTGCAAAGACTACACTGGCTGATCGTATTGATAGCCGAATTCGTTCACAAATGAAATTGTTTAAAACTAAATTGGGATCAACAGACTTTGATGCTACTGTCCAAAACAATTTTGAACAAGTGACTCGTAACATTATTGCAGATGCAGATGTTGCAGGATATTCGGTAAAAGAACAAGAAATTGTGCAAAATGGTACACAATATCGTGCATACGTTCTACTTGAATATAAAAACTCTACCGCAAATGCTGTTATTAAAACCCGTATTAGTCAGAATGAATTCTTACTTGAGAAATTACGTGAGACACGAGCATTCAAGGAGTTGGATGATAATGTTACAGCATTAAAAGCTGATGAACTTGCAGATGCAAAAGTTATGGTTGATGCAATTAGTGGTTTACAAGCACCACAAAGTGTGATAGAATAGTATAATGGAAAATTTATCAAGTGATCGTATGATGGCAGTTCGTGTGTTTGAGGGTGAACTTGAAAGAATGAAAAATATTACTGACGGACAATATGATGGTATTCAGAAAATCGTCCGTCAGTATCTTCAAGAACGAATCAATGAAATGACTGCTAAAGGATACGGTAGATGAAAAAAGATGATATTGTAACTGTTGTGTTTGTCAACGGCGCAGAAGTTATTGGTAAATTTGTAGAGCAACTGGACCAAGTGATTGTGATCAATAAACCTCGTATGGTACAGATTACACAAGAAGGTATGGCAATGGTTCCTGGTATTTGTATGACAGGCGAGGAACCTAAAGGCGATTTTCAGTTTAATAAAAATAATGTTCTATTTGTTATTAAGACAATCGAGCAATTGGCAACCCAATACTCGAGTATGACATCAAGCATTATTATTCCTAAAACGAAAGGATTATTACAGTAATGACTATGCACCTCGTCCGTGGTATGAGTACACTCTCAACTCGTAAGAGAAAGACCTCCAAAAAGACTGCCGCTGTTCTCCGCGCCGAAGCAGAGACTGCCAAGCTCCTCAAGTCTTTAGGATATCAAAAGAGTACTACTCGCTGGAAAGCTGACCTTCCAGATTATACCGTGGCCGAGACTGTGCCCACCAGCGACCTCATCATGAAGGTAGAAGGTAAGCGTAAGGCTAACCAATATACCGGTGATGAGCTCGCTGGGATTGGCACTCTTCATAAGTCCAATAGTGTTCCCATTCGTAAGGATTCTAACGATGCCTACGAAATTGCCAGAATGCGCCGCGGATAAAAATGTAAATAAATGCATTTTAGGGGTTTACAAGACGCCAAAAGTATGATAGAATAGTACCATAATCAAAAAGGCAGAGGAGTTATCATGGCTTTGACCGCATTAAAAGGTAAAAAAATTAAAAAAAGAGCACCAAGAGCTAGATCCAAAACAGGTCTGGCCGCTGCTCCGATCGACAAAGGATTTGAGGCAGTAAAAATTTACTTCCATTTCGAAGTCGATCGTAAGGATTTATCGGGCACGATTAAAAATTATGTAAAAAGAACTTTTAATAAAAAGGATGCTGCAGCCATTACTGCAAATCCTGAATATAAGTTCTATGCTTTTACTCATTATTCTGCCATATCATTTTGGTTAAATTCAGATTTACCGAGCAGTGATATTGTAGAATATTGGGCTAATTCTCTTAATAACTATATGCAAGAACTATTGGAAGTCGGTAGAGTACTATTGGCTGAAAAGAAGGCAGATACTAAAGAAGAGAATATTGTAACACTTTCACCAGCACAACGACTTGCCAATAAAATCTCTAATACTATTATGCAAGATTTATTGGAATTAGAAGATGCATGGATGGCTGGTGAAAAAGCTACATTGGATGTGTATAATCAATTTAAGAAACATGGGCTGAGTGGTTCTGCAACCATACCAGTTCGTTCCGTAATTGAGGGATGGTTATTAGATTATGAAGACGCTTATCACAAGCGTTGTGAACAGGCTGTGGAAGGTTATTCACACCTGAAAAAACCAGAACTCAAACGTAGGGTCGAGGAATGTCAGACAATGTTGGCAGACCTTGATCGTATTAAATCTGCTGCACGGGCTACCAGAGCCACAAAGGTTAAGGGACCTCGTGCAGCAGACAAACAAATCTCTAAGGTACAATATAAAAAAGAGGATACAGACTTTAAATTGGTATCAATTCCACCAATTAAAGTTGTTGGTTCATTTAGGTTATACACATTTAACACAAAGACTCGTGTAATTACAGAGTATATAACCGAAAGCCCTAGTGGATTTGAAATCTCAGGTACGTCAATTAAGAATATTAGTCCTCAGAGTAGAGCTGTACGACTAAGAAAACCAAATGATTTCCTACCATTTGCATTAGGTAAAAGTCCAAATCAAATTGATAAGGAATGGAAAAAACTCACTACTAAATCTACTGTACCAAATGGCAGACTTAATAGTGATACAATCTTGTTAAGGGTATTGGATAAATGACGGTCGAAAATCACTTCTTAAATAAAAATAGATTCACAAAACTTATAGAAAAAACAGTGGGTGATCTTAAAATTACCTATATGGATGCTATTCTACATGTTTGTGATAAGAACGAAATTGATCCGGAGGATGTGGGTAAATTCATATCACCGATCATAAAAAGCAAACTTGAGGCTGAGGCAATGAACTTAAACTTTTTGCCTAAACTTAATTCTCTTGATTCTGCTTTTTTTGAATAAAAACATTATATATAGTTGTACAATACAGCTATATTGTGTTATAATAAACATACAAAATCATATTTCAGTTATACAAAGGATACAATAACTATGTCATTCGAAACACTAAAACGTAATCGTACAGATATTTCTAAACTTGTTCAGGCAGCAGAGGCCGTTGGTGGTCCTGGTGGTGAGAAAAAGAACTATGACGATGAACGTATTTGGAAACCTACCGTAGATAAAGCAGGAAATGGATATGCAGTATTACGATTCCTCCCAGCAACGGAAGGTTCAGACCTACCATGGGTCCGATATTGGGACCATGGATTCAAAGGGCCAACCGGTCTTTGGTATATCGAAAACAGCCTTACATCTATTGGTCAACCTGATCCAGTTGGTGAACTCAACTCAAAGCTCTGGAATTCTGGACACGAAGAAGATAAAGAAACCGCTCGTAAACAAAAGCGCCGACTCCACTATGTAGTCAATGCTCTTGTTGTAGAAGATCCTTCTGCTCCTCAAAATGAGGGTCGAGTTGTACTTTATAAATTCGGTAAAAAGATCTTTGATAAAATCATGGATGTGATGCAACCATCATTCCAGGATGAAAAGCCTGTAAACCCATTTGATTTTTGGGAAGGTGCAGACTTTAAATTGAAGATCCGTCAAGTTGAAGGTTATCGCAATTATGATAAGTCTGAATTTGCATCAGCATCATCTCTGTATGACGGCGATGAGTCTAAATTGGAAAGTGTCTACAACTCATTACATAATCTAAATGATTTTAATGACCCATCCAATTATAAAACCTATGACGAATTGAAGGCTAAATTGGCCCGAGTTCTAGGTGAGGAAATGTCTATGGGTGCACCTACAATGAAACAGGAATCTATGATGAATACACCGGCTCCTCAGCCAGAGTATAAAGTTGCAGAACCTGTTACGGCAGAGGCAATGAACCTATCAGATGATGATGACACTATGTCCTATTTTGCCAAATTGGCTCAAGAAGACTAACGTCCAACCAAACGAGCTTCCATCGCTCTCATAAAGTTCGGATTATTTATGTCCATGGTACTAGTACCGGAACCTACGAGGGTGGTGGAAGCACTTCCAATATTGTTAGTAGTTGATGCGTCAACTGCATTAATATAACCAGCATCTGGTCCTCTCATATCCCTAATAGCATTTGTAAGAGTTGCCCCATTATTAGTAACTGATTTTTCTAATAATGCTTTTTCTTTTCTTAATGCTATAAGCTGGGATTCCAAAATGGTTTTTTGATCTCCTACAACATTAGGATTATTTAATTGTGCCGAAATGGCGGCAATCCTACTGTCAATTCTTGTAGAGCTCTCGCCGCTTGTAGTTTGTTTGATGCTAAGTTGTCTCTCCAGATTTTTTCTTTCAATTCTTACATCCTTTAGCGATTCTTTTAATTCGTCCTGCCTTTTCATTATTGCCTGATAAATTCCCACCGCTAATAACATCGGATCTTTACTCATATTACTAATATTAACTCCAGCTTCTGCTGCTATTGCTGTTAATTCAGATATATCTCTACTACCTTCTGCCTTTTCTCTAAGGCTACCCAATGTGCTAATTTGATTTTCGGCGATTCTTTCTCTTTCTAACATTTTTTGTCCAGCAGTAGTTTGGCTCATGGCATCTGTTACTGCTTTCTTTTCAGCATCTGTTGTAACAAAATCATCCAAATATTTGTTAATTGTATTTAGAAAAGTATCTTTAATGCTAGCAAGTGTTTCTTCTATTTTCTTCTTTGCATCATCCACTTGCTTTTGAAATGCAGGATCATTTTTATATCTTTCCATAGCATCATGTAATTGCAGACCAGCTGCAACAGTACCACCGATGAGTGCGCCAATTGGACCTCCCATCATAAAACCAATACCGGCCGCACCAGCTATACCGGTTACTGCCTGTGCGGTTTGACCTAAAAGCACATTAAAATCATATTTTAAATTGCCAGTTTCTGTCTCAATATACTTACCTAATTTTGTTGATGCGGATTGTACTGCCGTAATAAGAGCTCCAGCAATGGCACCCTTTGGACCAAATATCGAACCAACACCAGCACCAACTATACCAGCTTCAGTAAGGTCGCCATATAACTGACTACCAGTAGCATTTCTAACCCAGTCACCAATTTCATCGGCTAGAAAAACAGCAGCAGCACCAAAAATACCTTTTTTAAGTAAAGATTTAAATAAACCACCAACCATTGCCAAACCAATACCACTGGCTAACATAGTACCTAATCGACCTAATCCTAAAAATTCTAAAAATCCACCACCTGAGGGACTATCTGTTTGTATGTTTTGTTGGGTTTGTTGAATGGTAGCAGCACCGGATGTACCTTGACTTACTTCACGGCTAGCTTCTAAATTATCTAATGCGCTTTGTCTAAAACTTCTGGTAAAAACACCAACTGTTCTAGTGAGCTTTTCTATTCCGGTATTATTATCTCTTAATACATCGGATTGTTCTATAAGCGTATTATTAATATCAGCTAGTGTTGTCATTGGTTTATACTCTCGTTCTTTTCCTTAAGATCCTGCATTAACATGGCTAAATATACCTCTCTCTCCCACGGCATCATTTCATCTATTTCAGTAAGAGAATAATGAAAATTTTGCAATAGTTGAAAGTTCGTCCTATAATAGTTTTCTAATGTATCATGAGAGAGGTTTAGGAAAAAAAATTCTCCATTCCCTCCAACACTTTTTCATTTGTTTTATTACAAGATTCACAAACATAGTTCATATTAAATTTTAATTTAGGAACAGAAAGAATAAAGTCATTAATTTTTCCAAACTGTTCTGTTTTCAATGAATTAATAAATCTTTCAATTTCCTCGTCAGACTCATCTCTAAGACTAATATTTTCTTCTTCTGTCATTACACTTTCAATGGAAAGTTTAACAGTCTCATTTAATATTTCACTACCAGTAGCATTGTCCGATGTGATGATATCATTATTAATCATTTCATAATAACTTGGATATCTCATTTTAATTGAAATTTCATCTGTTATTTTAATAATGTTATTTTTTACATCGCCGTCAATATATGCACCATCCAAATCAACATCTATTTCATTCTTATGTTCACATTCATTACAAGTTGCAATAATAGTAGCTTTTTCTCCAACAGATTTTGTTCTAATCTTTGTAAAAATATAATCAATATCATAAGCAGAAAGTGTCTTTGCATTAATTTCTGGTGCACAAGCTTCAATGGTATTTAAAATAGAATTTAAAATTTGCTTACGATCTTGTGATTCATAAGCAATCATCAATACCTTTTGTTCTTTTACCAAAAAAGGTCTAAATTGTATAGTTTTTTTGGTAGAAGGTATAACTAATTCATACTGTGGTGATTCATTCAATCTTGGCAGTGCCATTATGCAGTTCTCCAAACGTCCTTTGCATTCACCCGAATAAACGGTTTATTTGTTTCATTGGTATTAGGGTTTTTAATAGTCAACATGACATTCTTACCCTTTTTAAATGCCGCAACCTTTGCAGTCAACTGTGCAGTACTACCAACCCATTCTCTACGAGCCTCTTTAGTCCATCGTGAGTCTTGTGATTTACGTTGACCCTTTGATGTCTGATGTGCTCTTTGTTTTTTCTTACCCATAATAACTCCTATAAAAAATTAGATAATCCACCTAGGCCGCCAGCAATACCGCCAGAGGCTTGAATCCAGCCTTGACCACTACTTACTGGTTCCCAATTTGTATATGACATTTGAACTGATATCTGCACCAGTCCATCCATGTCATTGTTTAATTCAATCGCTTGTATTGTTGTTGGAAAGGCATCTATTAGCCTTACAGAATATACAGAACCACCACCCAATCCAATGTTTACTTTAATAGGTCCTGCATTAGTACCAATATTTTTAATTGGTTTTCTTAATTGATGTATTTTAATATCTTTTACATAATCTTTTTTATAACCAGCAATATTACCATTCTCATTTAATATGGTATTTTTCCATTCATCAAAGTATTTACGAACGCCATAATCATTTAGTGCATAGAATGTGAGTGTTACATCATCGACTGCATAACCATAGGCAACCTTTTGAAACTCCATACCAATTCTACGTTCATGTGTTATAATTTGTTTACCAGGCAATGTTGCATTAGCACAAAGTATATTAAGATCACCACCACCAGAACCTAAACCTACACCACTGGTAAGTAATGTGGTTAACTGCCCTAAAAAGCCACCAGTACCACTAAAAGTGGTAGGTAATTCAACCAAAAATTGATTTGTTCTTGCAAATCCTAATTTAGATGATGCAAGTGATTTTAGTTGATCTATACTACTCATAAGGCTTTCCTCGATTCTCTGTAGACATTTGCTGCACTTGACTTCTCCCAACTGGCTGTTGGTAGGAAGGTTGCAATTTCCCATTCTGGTGCTTCGACTCGAGCCAACCTAGATTTTACATGAGATGTAAGATAGTGTTTGAAACATGGTTTGAAATATCTCAATTTACTAGATGATTGTAACATCTTATATGACATTTGAAAACGCGTTGTTGAATCATATTTTTTATTATTAGTAATATCCAATAAAGCATCCAGCATTTTTGCTCTTAATACTGGTGGCAAATAGTGTAGATTCAAACCATAAAATCCCTTCTCTGCGGGTCCTACGATAATAGCCAATGGAAATCTATCGTAGAAGGGCAGAGTATCCTTTGTCTTTGGATCATAGAAAAACATATTCATAGAACCGATTAAAGGATTTTGTCTATTTGCTAACTTTACCTGATCATCTTGTAATAATTCAGTTCGATTGATCCGTCGCATCTGCTGTGCTTTTTTACGAAACCAATCCTGTGCTTCTTTAGTGCGAGGATTAATTCCGGATCGGAATGCTTCATATTCTAATTTTGCAAATAAACTACTCATGATACTATTTATATTATTTTTTAGGTTTTTTACGATATGGTTTTAGTGGTTTCAATGGTTTTATCTTACCTTTTTGTTCTTTCATAATACCCATGGACTTTAAAGTATTTTCTGTCCATATTTGAAAATCCCATCCTCTGTCCTTGGCAAAAGAATTTGCGGCTTCCCACTTATTCATGTTCTTTACATAGGTCATTGCCTCTCCTATGTATCGCTTACTCTTATTTGGATTCTTTGGTGGTTCTGTTTCCTTGGCCGGCTTAATTTCAACCAATATAGTTTTGCCATTATTGAATGTAATTTTAAGATCAACAAAATATCTATGATATCTTTTATCAATATCCCAGTAGTATGGAACTACTATTTCTTCAGAGCTCCAATTTTTTATCTCTGGGTTACGATCACACCACATAAAACAAAGTTTTTCCCAATGTGACCTATATGTCACTTTGTCCGGATCACCCTTGTATTTCTTAATGTTTGGTTTGTATTTGCCTGAATATGCCATTTTTTGATTATAAATAAGGTTGTAATTTATTTATTTATAGGAAGTGTAGATGGCTAGACAAGACGGACCTGGTAGTCCAAACTTCGGCACCACAGCTGCATCACAGAATAGACATAATACTATAAAGGGTATTATTCCAGCTGGTACAAAAACAAATCCAAATGCAATGGTAAATCGTGCAAAAACACAATTTGCAGGTACTCAAGTTTATAGATATCCAGCTGATGGATATGCATCATTTCCTGCCAGAATGCGTTTTTCATTGCACCAGGTTGATGCATATACAGTGTCGACATCTTCACTTAAAAGTTATTTTGATATTCCATTAATTGATGCCGGTATCCGTGGTGAAAATCTATCAGATAATGCAAAGGCTAGTTATGGAGCAACTGAAAAGGATGTGGCAGATTTTGGTAATCAGGAAGATTTTAAACGCGCCGGAGTTGATGTTGCAGTTGCTGCCAAAGATAAACAATCCAATGATGACGTAAAAAAGTCTAATGGTGGTATCACTGATGTAAAAACAAAAAGAGTTACAAACTCACCAATTATTCAAATGTATATGCCTCAATCATTAGTATTTAATGACGATGTTGCATATGGTCAATCCAATTTAGGACCAGGTGGACTTACTGCTATTGGTGCTTTAAATGCTGGATCATCACTAACTGGTGCAGTTGCCAGAGGTATTAGTGAAGGTATGGAAAGTATCTTTAATTTGGCAACTGGTCAAATTAGTGGTGCAGCGGCTTCGGTAGCTGCTGCTAGGGCAACACAGTTTATCCCTAAGGTTGGACTAAGGACTGCCGCTGCCACTGCATTACAAGTTGGCATTAATCCTGGTACTAGAACTATGTTTGAACAACCAAACATTAGAAACTTTACATTCACTTTTAGATTAATTTCAACATCTTCGGCAGAAGCAACTCAAATTGAAAAAATCATTCAAACATTTAGAGAAGAAATGTATCCAGAAACTATTGATATGATTAATGGTGTTCCTGCTGGTTATAAATTTCCAAATCTATTTAAGATTGAATTTGATTTTATTGGTGCCAAAGCAAAGGTACCAATGATTCAATTCTCATATTTAAGAAGCTGTCAGGTTACATATAATCCTAATAGTATGGTATTCCATGCAGATGGGCAACCTACAGAAGTTGATATGACACTAGTATTCCAAGAATATCGTGCACTATCAAAACAAGATATACAGAAGGGTTACTAATGTTATATTTTAGAAACTTTCCTAGAATTCCATATGTGTTTGGAGATCAAGAAACACTAGGTGGTGAGCAAGTAACATATGAAATATTCCAAAATGTGTCACTTTATTCTGACGTTATTGATCAAGTTAAGGATAATGTAAGTTTTTATCAGTATTACGATATTCAAGAAAATGATAGACCAGATCAAGTGTCATATAAACTATACGGCACTCCGGAATATCATTGGACATTCTTTTTGATGAATGATCATTTAAGAGCTAGTGGTTGGCCTTTGACAATGAAACAACTTGAAGATGTGGCTAAGAGAGATTTTCCACATTATACTGTTACCACAAGAGATGATTTAACTGGTATTCTATTGGTTGGTCAAACTGCCGCCGGTAGTACATCAGGAGCCAAAGGTGATGTCGTACGAAGATATTTAGATTTAGGCCAGGTAGTAATTGATTCAACATCAACATATTTGACCGGAGAGGTTATTAGAAACGTGGCAACAACTGCCTCGGCCTCTGGTTCTATTATTTCCTCTTCTGTTAGTAAAGAATATTTGGCAGCACATCATTATGAGGATGCAGATGGTAATTATGTTGATATTGATCCTAGGATAGGACCAGGTGCACAACTCACAGAGGTGACACACCTAGATAGATATGTTAAGGAAAATGATTCTTTAAAACAAATTAAAATCATAAGACCAGAACTAATGCAAGAAATAACTTCGGCTTTCTTCCAATCTATAAAAAGTTAATATAGTATGTCTCAGATTAAAACAACGGCAGGTTATATACTACAATCTGTTATCATTAATTCATCTAGAATGTTAGAGCCTCAAGATTTAGTCGGCGCTGTCACTGATATTGAGATTTTTGAGCATATGGATTTACCATATCTGACTGGCCAGCTTGCTCTGATTGATTCATTTAGATTATATGATAGATTAGATCTACAAGGTGCTGAATATTGCACTATTATAATGAAACAGACAGAAAATTCTGAAGACATTATTGAAAAAAGATTTGTTATTGATAAAATTATTTCTAATAAAAAAGCTAATGAACAAGTTGATTTATTGGTACTACATTTGGTTGAGGATATTTTATTTAAATCAAATGTACAAAATGTCAATAAGGCATATTCTGGTAGCCCACAAAAGATTATTTCAAATATATCAAAAGAGTGGTTGAATAAAGATGTAAACAATATTACGTCAGATATATTTCAAAACAAACTTAAAGTTATTGTGCCTAATCTTTCACCACTTGAATCAATGCAGTGGATTAAGAATAGAGCAACAACAGCTGATGGGTTTCCGACATATCTATTTTCTAGTTTTACAACAAATGATTTAATCTATTCTGATTTAAAAACAATGTTGGATAGACAACCTATTAATATTTCCTCGCCTTTTACATATAGTATTTCTAACTTTGATAGAGAAGTAACTCCTCAATTTAGACATGTTCCTATTAAGGAATATAAAATTGAAAATATCGAAAATATGTTTAATATTATTGCTGATGGTTTGGTTGGCGCTAGGCATTCATTCTATAGTACACACAGTGCTACCAGTAAAGATTATGAATTTGATGTAAATAAAGATGCAATGTCAAAGGTATTAAATACTTCTATAACTACCAAAGACCAAGCATTTGCAGATAATTTTGAAATTGATGATATGTTATTGCAGAAATATAGATCAAAGCAAATTTCTGTTATATCTGAATCTGGTGCATATGATGATGGATCCGAAAGATTTAAATCATATGATGAAGATAACACCAATACAGATCACTCAAAGAAAATTATAGCAAGAGCTTTAAATAAGTTTTTAACAAAGTCACCAATCACAATTCGTATTGAAGGTGCTGGATTTATTGAAAAGAAAGCACATTATACAACTGGCAATATTGTTAGAATATTGTTTTTAGCAAATAGACCAATGGTTGAGGATGTCAAATTGGACCTTAAAAAGTCTGGTGATTATTTGATCTATAGTGCTAAACATTCTTTTTCATCTACTAATTATAACATACATTTAAATTGTGTGAAACTGACAAACTTTAACGATGATAATCCATTAAAGGTTTTGGGATAATGAAAGAATATTACGGTGATGATACTAGATGGTTTATTGGTATTGTAAAAGATATCAATGATCCACTCGAGTTAGGTAGAATCAGAGTTAGAATATTTGGTATTCATTCAGAAAATACTAGTGATATTAGTGATGGTGATTTACCATGGGCTTCTGTAGCAGCACCAATTACCGAAGGTGGTACCTCAGGTATTGGAACCAATCTAGGCATTAAACCACAAGCACAAGTTTATGGTATTTTCCTTGATGGTAAAAGCTCACAATTACCATTGGTTTTAGGATCAATTCCAAAATATGAAAGACCAATCACACCAAATTATATTGCAAATGAGGCTGGAATTCCAGACCAAGTACAGAGGCAACCATTAACTGATGCACAAACCAATGTAAAAAATAATATACCAGCCAATAAAATTGATGATACATATTTGATAGGTGGCACAAATATTGAGAAGGCATTTAACTTTTTTATATCACAACAGGGTGGTGGTTTTTCACATAAACAAGCTTGTGGTATTATTGGTAATTTCTTTGTCGAATCTGGTGCCAATCAAAATAATGGAGATTTAAATCCTAAGGCCAGATCAGGTGGTTCGGAAAGATCATTTGGTATTGCGCAATGGAATTCATCAGCCAATGCCAAACATAGATATCAAAAACTAGTTAATTTTGCCGCTAGTAAAAATATACCATGGGATACAATGTATTGCCAATTGCTTTTTACTGTAAAAGAGTTATATGATAATAAAACATATTATAGACTAAATGACTTAAAAAGAGCACAAACGGTGAGAGAAGCATGTCTTATCTTCGAAGATAGATTTGAAAATCCAAAAGTAAAAGGTCAGCAAGAAAGAATTAGTGCTGGCGAAGAGATTTATAGAAGGTTAAACGATGGCTGATACTTGGCAAACAAATAGACAATCTCTTAAGAATAAGAATAAAGAAATAAAAGAAGCTGCGCAGTTAACAAAAGCAGAAAAAGATGCTTTGGATAGAGAAGCAATTCATCTGTTTAATACATTAGCGGCTGGCTCTGGTGATTTTGGTAATGCAGTTTCTGGTTTTATTACTAAGGCAGCAAGTGTAAAACCACGTGGTACTAAAAAGGATCCAACTCCTGCCTTATCTGGTGCAGTTATTGGTAAAGACACTTCAAATGTTAATACACCATCAGCTCCAAATAAATCTGCCATTGATGCAATTACTGGTAAAACTACCAAGGAAGAAACAATTATTAGAAAAGCAATTGCAAATGGTAGTCCTGAAGGTATTAGAGCTGCAGCTCAAGAAGTTTTTAAATTAAATGAGGACAAAATTAATGAGGCAGTTGCAGAAGCAAACAATGCAACTGATGATCCAGAAGTTCAAGAGCAATTAAAAAAGATAGGGCTAACTGGTGATGACTTTAAATCAATTGTAGGTCAACTCACAACAAATGTTGGAAAATTAACTAGCATTGATCAAAAGAGTGAAGCCGTAAAAGCTCAAAAAGTTTCTACAATTAGACAAATGAAGGCCTTGGGTAATCCTATAGGCTCATTTAAGACTAAAGTTAATATAGGAAATATAAAAGCCAATACACCAGTTTCGCCATCATCACCAACTTTATTAAATGCAATTAAAAAAGCAAATACAAATTTAGCCAATGTTGCCGAGACTAGTCCACTTGGTTCTATGGGTGTTGATTTTAGTAATATTCAATCTGTTACAACATCACTAGTAAATAATGTTCCAAAATTTAATGAATTAGGTACAAGTATTCCTGCACTTACCGGCAGTCATGCTACAGCCGAAGGTTTTACGGCAGATAATATACCAACGTTGGTAAGAGCTGATGGAAGAACAAATTTATCAGGTGTATTATCGAAGGGTAACTTGGTTCCAAATCTAAAGCCTTCAGTACCGATCGAAGAAATTGGAACATCAAACTCTAGACCGGTCGAAGGGTTTTTATATACAAGAGTTATTAGTTCAAAGGAAATTGAACTTGATGCTGCATCATGCCGCCGTGAAATAACTAATTTCGTCACCGGTTGGAATGCATCACCAACAGACAGAAGAGCTAAAAGTGCAAAGGACTGGAACACACAAATTATTAACAGAAATAGAAATGACTTTCTAAAAGCCAAAGAAAAGGTTCCAATTGAAAGTGATTTAAGTGGACCTGCTCATTATTTTATATTAAGAGATGGTTCAGTCGAACGCGTATTACCTTTGGATCTAAGTGTTAACTTTTGGGCTAGCAGACCAGCAAATTTAACACCAAAGGATTTTATCGACAACGTTGCAGATATATTTAAACAAGTAAGTGTACAAGCATCAACACAATTAACTTATATAAATTCTGCTGTTATGGTTATATTTGATGCAGGTTATAATTGTACTAAAGAAGAAAAATCATATGATAAACTTGATCCTAAGTCTATTACTAGAGAACAATGGGAAGCATATGATAAATTAGTTATAAGCTTTTTGAAAGTTAAACCTGGTCTAAAAATGTTAGATTTATCTGATGTAGGAAGTGGTAATATAACTGATGCTGATATTAGTAGTAATTTAACATATGGTCCAGGATTTAAATCGGCCGACTATGCCAAAAAATTTGATTCAGTAGATGGGAATGACGAATGAGTAACTACACCAATGATGACCTAGAAGCCGATGGCGTAGCAGATAATAGTAATAAGCCTGTAGATGGATTTGCCGATTTCTCTGGTAATTTTCCTATGCGCAAATATGCTGGTAAACAATCTACAAATTTAGAAGCACGTGGCGTAGAAGAAAATACACTACCTTATGGTGGTGGTGATAAGGACCTAGGTTTAGAATTAAAAGATTTTCCATCAGCTGAATATCCATATAATCAAGTTAGAAAAACACTTGCTGGTCATGTAACAGAGTTTGATGACACACCCGGCCGTGAAAGAATTCTTATTAAACATCGTACCGGTACTGGTGTAGAATTCCAACCAGATGGTACTATTCTAATGTACAGCACAAAAAATACTGTACGAATTACTGCTGGTGATGAAAAAGTTATCATCGAAGGTGATGGTGATATTACATATCATGGTAATCTAAAACTACGTGTTGATGGTAATTTTGATTTGGATGTTGGTGGGGATATTAACGTAACAGCTGGTGGCGATAAGGTAGACGATATTAAAGGTGGTTATAGACAGGATATCAATGGAAATGTCCAATCACTAATTAATGGTAATGTATCTACTCAAATTACTAAAAATGAAATGCATTTTGTACATGGAAATGTAGATAATTATATTAAAGGTGATAATTCGACCGTCGTGCAAGGTGAGATGGAACAGGTTTCAAAGGGATTACTACGACAGACATCAGAAGAGGAAGCTATATTATCTGCCCCATCAATAAACATTGGTGCATCTAGTCTCTTTGTTGGTGGTGATTCTGGTACAATTGGTGGTGAGAATATGGTGTATTATGGACATACATCACACATCCCAAGAATGAATTCTACATCGATTCATGCAACAGCAATGTATGCAAATACATTTACAGGTGATTTAACGGGTATGGCAGATACTGCAATTGCATCCGATACTGCAGTTTATGCTAGTTATGGTGGCGGTCCAGGTGGTCCTGCAGGTTACACGAATATTAATGATACAACAGTTGCCACAGAAAAGACTACAGCACAACCTGATAATGTAATTATGCAGTCATACTTAAATGAATCTGAATTCCTTACCAGAAAAGTTTCAATTGATCCAGGTAACTCATTATATAATCAGATCAATAGAGATGCAGACTATGGTGGGGTTTCTGATAGAACACTCTCAACAACAGAAGTTAGATCTAAATTAAGAGATACTTCCAATCAGCAAAATGAGACATTTGTTGGTGCTGTATTGGCAGAAGGTATTATATCTGCAACATTTACAAATGCCATTCCTGATGATATTGACAGAATTGAATCTAATGAAGCAACTGTTCGTAGAGTAAATCCTAAGGATGTCATTGGTAAAAATATTGGTGCCGAAACAAAAAGATTTAGAGGTTCGGTTGCCAATAAGACAACAGTACTGAATGTAGCACCAAAATATAAACCAGAAAATTTAGGACAGATATCATCACGGACCGAGTTAGCTCAGGGTGTCACAATTGCTAAATTCTTAGGTGGTTATGGGCATTCAATTACATTCGATCATGTAACTACAAATGATGAACGTATTGCAGTAGCAAGGAATCTATTACTGCATGCTCATGCCATTAGAGCAATTATGATTGATAATATTGAATATGACGAACATAGACTAATTGTTGCCGAAGGTATCTATAGACCATATATTAATGAAACTGTGACTGCAAATGGAATTAATGCATTGAAAAAAGAAGGCAGAGCAGTTGTATATGAACTGAGAGATAGAAATGGTAATATTGATATGAAGAAAACATTTGATCTTGCCTCTTGGTGGAAAGATAGTCTACAGTTTGAAAAAATGATTTTGAGTTATGATACATTAAATAAAGATGGTTCAATGATTGCTCAAATTGTTCTTATTACGCCGACAATATCTAGTGATTATGGTGTAACATATACAAATACCATTGAAACGCGCTTTAATAACTTTGTACAAAGTACGGACGAGTTATTAGAATGCATCCAAGAATGATATAAATAAGAACATGAGGTTATACAAATGGCAGTAACAAAAGCATTTTCAATTGAGGACGGCAACCTAAGTAGTCAGCCAATTATTTCTGCACGACGTCAGTCATATTCCGATATTGATCTAACATTTACTGCCAAACCTTCTGGAGATATTTACAAGAAAACAGATGCTGCAGATGTAAAACAATCTGTAAAAAATCTTCTTCTTACTAATTACACCGAAAAGCCATTTAATATGGAATTTGGTGGTAACTTAAATGATTTCTTATTCGAACTAGATACTGATACCGATATTGATTTATTAGCCAATCAGATTATTGAAGCTGTTGACTTATATGAGCCAAGAGCTGAAGTAACTAGAGTTGATGCAAATATAAAACCTGATAACAATGAAGTAAGAGTTACAGTAGAGTTTCAGGTATTGAGCACATCTGAATTGGTATTATTAGATTTAACACTGACAAGGTTACGATAAAATGGCAACAAGCACAGTTAGGTCAGCCGATCTAGATTTTACTAATATTAAAGCCAGGTTAAAAGATTACCTAAGTAATCAACCGCAATATGCAAGTTATGATTTTGAGGCTTCAGGTCTCTCAAATATCCTTGATGTATTGGCTTATAATACTCATGTAAATGCTTTAACTGCAAACTTTTCATTGAATGAAGCATTTTTAAGTACTGCACAACTAAGAAGTTCTGTAGTATCTCATGCAACAATGTTGGGATACGAAATTAGATCTCGTAGTGCAGCATATGCCCTTATTAATCTAAGCGTTAGTCTGGCCGGTGTTTCTAGTAGACCTGCAAAATTAGAGATACCTACTGGTAAACAATTTACTAGTTCAATTGATGGTGTATCATATACATTCAGAACACGTGAATCTGTCTATGCTAGTGATGATGGTACAGGACTATATACATTTAAGACTAGTACTGGATCAACAGAAATTCCTGTTTATGAAGGTACCGAAAAAACAAAGACATTTATTGTCGGCGAAAAGACAGAAAGACAAATCTATATTATTCCAGATGAGACCATTGATACATCAACTGCAAATGTTGTAGTATATAATACGGTAAGCTCATCTAGTTTTACAACATATACACCACTATCATTTGCAATTCAGGTTGATGCAAATTCTACACATTTCTCTATTCTAGAAGCACCAAATGGATTCTATGAACTTAATTTTGGTGATGGTATTTCATTTGGTAAATCACCAGAGCCTGGCGAAAAGGTAGTTATTACATATCTTTCTTGTGTTGGTGAAGCTGCAAATAATGGTACTGTATTCTCTGCCAGTTCAGGTATTTCGGTTGGGGGTACTAACTATACATTAAATGTGGTAACAAATACAGAATCAACTGGTGGTGCCGCTAGGCAGACAATTGAATCTATTAGACAACTTGCTCCAATTGCTTATGCCTCACAGAAAAGATTGGTTACATCACTTGATTATAAGGCCGCCATTGAATCTAACTTCCCACAGGTTAGATCTGCCTCAGTATGGAGTGGTGACCAAAATCTTCCTATTGATTATGGTAAAGTTTTCATATCACTTAATTTTACTTCTGGTACTTCTGCAGCAGTTCAACAAGCTGTAAAAGATGCATTCGTTACAAATTATAGTGATAACCTTTCTGTTATGTCAATGACCACAGAATTTGTGGATCCGGCTTATGTTTATTTGGAAGTGAATACACAATTCCAATTTGATCCGGCTCTTACAGGATTTACACTTGGTGCTACCGAAACTCAAGTCTACAATTATATGAAAACATATTTTTCAAATAACTTGAGTGACTTTAATTCAGTATTTAGAAAATCAAATCTTGCTACTGAAATTGATGCTCTAAATAAATCAATTCTTTCAACATCAATTGCAGTAAAAATGCAAATGAGATTTACTGTTGTTACAAATAATGAAAATACCGGTGTGTTGTATTTCCCTACAACCATTGCAACACCTGATGATGTATTTTATAGAATACAATCAGATGCATTTGAGTTTAATGGTGTTCCAGCCCAAATTAAAAATAGACTTTCTTCAAATGTTCTTCAGATATTTGATTTGGACGGTAATGTTCTACTTGATAATGTTGGATCATATTCAGCAGAAAATGGAACAGTGTCATTGGTTGGTTTTAATCCATCTCAGGTTATCAGTGGTAATAATTATGTTAAGATTAATGCACTACCACAAAGCGATGGGTACGTTGCACCATTAAGAAATTATATCCTTAGATTGGATCCAGATAGATCATCAGCTACTGCTCTAGTAGATAGACAAACACCATCATTAAAAGTTAATGTCTAATGTCGTTTGAAACACAAAAAGATTATTTAAGACTCGAGCCGAATTTTCGGAAAAGTATAGTACTCGAGACACTACCAGAACACTTTCAGTCTAGCTATCCTAATATTATTGAATTTTTGGAGGGGTATTATGAATGGTTAGATTCTGATGAAAATGTTGGTGGTGTAATTAATGAATTAAAAACAATAAGAGATTTACAGGATACTGCCTTAGCTAGATTGGATTTTGTTTTTAATGAATTAGCTCTTGGTATTTCACAGAGTCAATTTTTGTTTCCAAGAGAAGCATTAAGAAACTTTGGTAACTTTTTTAGAGTAAAAGGTTCGTTATATTCTGCCGAAGGTTTCTTTAGAGCATTCTTTAATGAAGATGTTGATATAACTTATCCAAAAAAGAGACTGCTTAGAGTTGGTATTAGTCCAATCGGTCCTGAACAAGCATATGTGATGACCGATGGTAGATTATATCAAATTTTTTCTGTTCTAATTAAATCCCCAGTATCATTAAGTACTTGGGAAGAACTTTATAGAAAATTTGTACACCCTTCTGGCTTTTATCTAGGTGCTCAAACAGTTCTGGAAGGTCAAGGTGCTATTACTATTAGTACTGCCGAATCAATTTATGACCCATTTGCTAATAGATCAAAAGTATATGCAAATGCAAGTATACTTTATGGTGCACCACAAGCCGATACTTCTATTCTAATTCCAGATGATGACGGTGATCTAAATAGTGCACCACAAAGAATGGATCCAAATAGAACCATTGACTACTTTGGTACTAGTAATCCTATGTCATTCTTTGAAACATGGTATAGCAGTATTGACGAATGGGGTGGTTATGCCAAAGCTGGTGTCACAATGGATGATTCTGCAGACATTACCGGTTCTGCCGTAAGCTTTGATAATACATATACCACCATGGATGCAAGACAATTCACCGGTTATACCAAACCTTATATGAGCTCAGGTTATGTTGCAAAAGGTTATGTTATTGGTATATAAGTGTTATAAATAATAGTAATTCATTTGTGTAGGATTTAAAATGGCAAAGCAAAGTATATTTTTAGGGGCAGCCGGTAATGATGGTACCGGTGATGATCTGCGTACGGCAGGTCAAAAAGTTAATGAGAATTTTGATGAACTTTATGGTAGTGTTGGTATTCTTCAAAGTGCTGCTGGCCTAGGAACATCTGGTGTTTATTTTGAGAGTGGTGGTATTGTATTTGAAGGTACCACAGTAGATTCCAGTGAAATTAAATTGATTCCTGTTGATCCTACTGCCGATAGAACAATTTATATTCAAGATGCCAGTGGTACTCTTGCCTTTACTTCTGATATTACATCTATTGTTGACTCTGCTTATATCTCATTAATCACTGGTACTGCATTTGATTCTGCAACCACTTTAGTTATTGTGCAAGCAAATTCAATTGATTCTGCCGATGCCATTACTTTGATTGACTCTGCATATGTCCAGGCTAGACAAGCCTTTACAACTGGACTTGATTCAGCTGAAATATTGTCTCTGATTGATTCTTCATATATTAAATTGCAGGCAGATTCATCTTATTTAAAATCAATAATTGATTCGTCTTACATTCAGTCACAAGCTGATTCGTCATATTTAAAGTCAATTATTGATTCAACATATATTCAGTCCCAACAAGCAGATAATTTGGATTCGGGTGAAGTTATTGCTCTTGTTGATTCCGATTATGTAAAAGCTCGGGCAACAACCATTGATTTAAATAATTATACTGTAGCTACAGTACCTAATTCACCACCTCACGGTAATCTAATCTTTGTCACCAATGGTAATTCTGGTGCACCTTGTATAGGAGTTTATGATAGTGATGTGGGTTATTATAGAAGAATTGCACTCGGTGCTCAGATTAGTACTTAATAGGATATATAAAAAATGCCAGCAATTGTAACAGACGCCCTTAGAAGGCAAATCGCTCAGGATTTCTTTGATCAGTTTACTGCTGATACCAGAAAGTATTATATAGGCATCGGCCGGTCAGAACAGTGGGATTCATCCGATACTGTTCCAACTCCGGTAAATAATCCTATCGAAGTTCAAGGGTTTAGAAATGGTTTGCAGTCTGTAAAGAAAGTTCAAGCTACATCACTGGTTGTTCCTAGAAATAACTGGTCATCTGGTGCTACATATTCGCAGTATGATGATCAACAAGGTGGATATCCAGTTCGTCCTTATTATGTAATGACCGAAAATCAGCAAGTGTATGTATGTTTGGAAAGTGGTAGAGATGCCAATGGTTCAATTGTACCATCTACTGTTGAACCTACACATTCTAATTTAGATGCACGACGTGAAGCAGATGGATATGTTTGGAAATTCCTTTACACAATTAGTTCTGCATCAGCAATTAATTTTATGTCATCAAACTTTATGCCTACACAATTGCAAGGCGCGACAGATTCAAACTCAACTGGTATCCAATTAAAACAAGCGGCAGTACAAAATGCCGCAGTACCTGGTGAGATTCTTAGTGTTATTATTACAAATGGTGGTGCTGGTTATACTAGCATTCCATCTGTAACTATTAGTGATCCTAATGGTTCTTCTGCCAATGTTAATGTTACAATTGATTCTGCAACTGGTCAAGTTGTTAGAATTAGAATGGAAGATAGTACTAATGGTGATGTTAAAGGCCATGGTTCTGGATATACAAACCCAGTAATTAGTATTACTGGTGGTGGTGCCTCTCTTAATGCAACTGCTCGGGCAGTATTGGGTGCTGATTCAGGTATTGGTAGAGATCCAAGAGAAGATCTAAAATCTGCATCAATTATGTTCCATTCGGAATTGCTTGGTACGGATAGTGATCTTATTATTAACCAAGACTTTAGACAAGTAGGTTTAATTAGAGATATTAGGGATGCAAATAATGCCATCTTTAATAGATCAACCGGTAATGCTCTTAAGTCAATGACACTTTCAAGTGTTATCACAAACTTTACTGTTGATAAAATCATTGAAGGCCAAACGACCTTAGCTAGGGCCTATATAGATGAAATTGATTCAAACATTCTATATTATCATCAGACATCAGATACTGGATTTGTGGCTTTCCAAAATGGGGAACTCATTGAAGAAACAAATGGTGGTGGCGAAGGTGTGATTGATTCTGCGGCAAGATCTCCTGAGGTTCTTCCTAATACTGGTGAAGTATTGTTTATTGATAATAGATCACCGGTTGACAGATCACTTGCACAAAATGAAGATATTAAAGTTATTATTCAATTCTAAAGGTATAGAGAATGGCTAGCACACTAAATTCAAGAGTTTTAAGTAACACTTACAAGGATGATTTTGTAGACAGTGATGGCTACTACAGAATCCTATTTAATAGTGGCAGACCTTTGCAAGCACGTGAACTTACACAGATGCAAACCATTCTGCAGAATCAAATTAGACATGTTGGAACCAACCTATTTAAGGAAGGTGGAGTTGTAAAACCTGGTGAGTCAATTCTTAATAATGCATATGAATTTGCAAAATTAGATATTTCTAGCTATGCACCTCCGTCAGATCCAACTACAATTATTGGTACTATTTTTACAGGTAATACTTCTGGTGTAACTGCAAGAATTATTGAAGTAGCTGCTGCCGATGGCGCTGCCAATCCAACGACCATTTATGTTGCATATACAAATGCTCCGGCTGGTGTTGCTGGAGCTTCGTCTGTTAAATTCACTCCGGGTGAAACAATTACAAATGGTGCTGTAACACTTAAGGTACAGACAACAAATACAGCTGTTAACCCTGCAGTCGGCCGCGGCACACGATTTTCTATCTCACAAGGTATATACTTTGCCAAAGGTTTCTTTGTATTTACTGAGGCACAATCAACAATTGTAAGTAGATATTCTGATACTGCATCAGATGTTGTTGGATATAAAATTGTTGAAGATATTGTTACTGTAGATGATGACACAGGGCTATATGATAATCAAGGCGCTACACCAAATATTTCATCACCTGGTGCCGATAGACTTAGAATTACTTTACAGTTAACTATACAATCAAAGATTACATCAACAGATAATTTTATTCCTGTTGTTACATTGAAAGATGGAGTTGTTGCTCGTACGGTTGATGAAAATAATTCATTCAATGTTATTAACAATGTTATCGCAACGCGCATTAAAGAAAATTCTGGCGATTATCTGGTAAAGCCATTTAAACTTACATTTGAAGAAGATTCAGATGTAGATAATTTGATTATGAAAATCAGTGATGGTGTTGCAGTTGTTGATGGTTACAGAGCAATATTACACGCACCATTAAAACAAAGAATTACAAAACCTGCAACTACTTCCACTATTAGTAATGAGGTAATTGCGGCTGATTATGGTAACTATGTTTTGGTTGATGCCGGTGTTGCTAATAATACTGCTGGTCTTCCAAATATTAATACATTTGAACCACTAAATATTCGGACTGCAGCTGCACATGGTGGATCTACTATTGGTACTTGTAGAGTTAGGGCTGTAACCGAAGATACCGGTAATTATTATCGTTATTATTTGTTTGATGTTCAAATGAATGCCGGACAGAATTTTAGAAATGCAATAAGTATCGGTAGTTCATCTAGTAGCTATTTTAATCTATATCGGCCATTGAGTAAAGCTGAATTAAAAGATGTTAACAAAAATAGAAGTTTGTTTTCATTACCTAGAGTTAGACCTCAGGCTTTAGATGATATTTCTCTGACAGTACAGCGAAGATTCCAAGTTACTACAAATGGTTCTGGTGCAGCATCCATTTCACTTACAGCCACTGGTGAGACATTTGCAAACGTGAATGATTGGATATATGCAGAAACCAATGATGATATTATTCTTACTAGTGTGGGTAATAGTGGTGCAGGATCTACTGCTGCAAACTTAACAGGCTTACCTATAAGTGCTACTGTAGAAATTTTGGCTTATGTTAATAAATCTGTCGGCGTCATTAGAAATAAAACACTTAATGAAACAACACTTACCCGAGCAGTTGATGGTAATGGTAATTTTCAATTTGATAAACCTGATATTTTTAAAGTTATAAGAGTTACAACCGTTGATTCTAATGGTACTGATGTAAGTAACAGATTTAACTTGGATAATGGTCAAAGAGATAATTATTATGGCAAAGGCCAGTTGTTACTTAAGCCAGGATATTCAGCTCCATCTGGTCCTATCTTTGTAAGGTATAAGCATTTTAACCATGGTGTGAATGGTGATTTCTTTGCTATTAACTCTTACACCGGTCAAGTTGATTATAGAGATATTCCGGCACATACATTAAATACTGGTAGAACTATTTCTCTTAGAAATGTACTAGATTTTAGATCAGTAGTTGATTCCGCGGGTAACTTTGCATCTACAGGTTTAGGTGCAAGAATTAATGAATTACCACAAGTAAATGATACAGTTACTGCTGATATTAACTATTATCAACCACAGAGTGCAATCTTAACAATTAATACTGAAGGTGATATTATACTTCGTAAAGGTACACCTAGTCTTAATCCACAAAGACCTATAGTTCCACCTAAAAACTTACCTTTGTTTAATATCACATTTAATGCAAATACGATTAATGATTCTGATTTAAATATGGAAAGAATTGATCATCGTAGGTATACTATGCGTGATATTGCAGAGTTGGAAAGAAGAGTTGATAATCTAGAAGATGTTACTGCGTTAAGTCTTTTAGAAATGGATACAAAGAATCTACAAGTGTTTGATTCTGCAGGTAATGATAGAACAAAATCTGGATTCTTTGTTGACAATTTCTCTACACAAATATTTTCTGCAATTAGAGAAAATGATTATAGAGCAGCAATTGATCCTAAATTAAATTATCTTGCTGCTAGGTTTAATGAAGATAATATTAGACTAGTTTATGATTCTGCAGAATCAACTAATGTAATTAAGAAGGGTGATAATATCTATCTTAAATATACTGAAGTACCATTTATTACTCAGAATCAAGCTTCTAGATCAACAGTTATTAATCCATTTGAAACAGTAATATATCATGGTGACATTGATATTTCACCATCATCTGATGAATGGAGAGAAATAAATGTAAGGGCCAAGAAAACAATTAGTGGTGGTACAAAACTAGATACTACACAAGCTTATCTTTGGAATAACTGGCAGTGGAACTGGGGTGGCATCGGCATTGATAATCTAAATGTTGGACACTCAACAAACACAAAGACCGATACCACATCTTCACAAATTATCTCCAATGTAAATAAAGTTGTTTCGGAAGAAACATTACTTGAAGTTGTTGATCAAAGAGTACTTAATATCGCTCTCATTCCTTTCATGAGATCAAGGAAGGTATACTTTAAGGCTCAAGGACTAAGACCTAATTCAAAGGTTTGGGCATATTTTGATGGAATACGTGTTGATGCTTGGGTAAGAGAAGAAACTTTTACTCGCATTTCAAATGATCCGATTGATTATGGTAATACACAGAATAATGCTACACAACATCCGGATGGATCTTCTGTACTAACAACAGATATTAATGGTGCTGTTGAAGGATCATTCTTTATTCCTAATACAAATGCCCTTAGATTTAGAACTGGTGTTACTGAATTTAAAATCTTAGATATTAGTTCAAATAGAGAAAATGCTTCAGGTACAATTGCTAGGGCACTATATTCCGCGACCGGTTGGCTGGATACTGTTGATCAAACTATTAAATCTACCAGAGTTCTAAATGTTGAACACAGAATAAATGTTGAAAACAGACGTTCTAGTGGTGGTGGCGGCTACGAAGATGGTGGTGGTGGCGGTAGCCTTTTCCAGAGCGCGGATGATGTTGGCGGTTATGGAGGCGTTGGCAGTGGTGTGGGCGGTTATGGTGATGGAGATGATGACGGCGGTGACGACGGCGGTGGCGGCGGCGGTGGTGGTACTCATATTTGTACCGCAACATTTGGATTAGGCTTAATTGATGATAACCTATTTAGAATTACAAAGAAATATGGCATCATGATGAGAAGAAATGATCCTATGATGATGAAAGGTTATGACATTATTGGACCATGGATTGCAAATAAAGTGAAAAAACATCAATTTATGGCTAAAGGTGGTGTATTCCTCACAGAATATTACAGAGACCTTGTTGAAAATAAACCACTTAATACTAAACAAAAAATAGTACAGGCTATTTCGGGTAAAACGGTAAGGCCTTTGTATAGATTAATTGGTAGAATTGCTAATTATATGGAAAGAGATAAGTAAATGGCGACCTCGCTCGGTTATCAAATTAGTAGAAATCCTATTGCACAATCTTTTTTTGTAGATGAACCAACTGGAGTTTATCTTACTAAGATAGAATTATATTTTAAAACTGCAGGGGCTGATCCAGTTTGTTTACAAATTAGACCAATGGTAAATGGAGTTCCATCAACAACTGAAATAGTACCACAATCAATTGTATACGTCAATGGTGGTAATATTAATGGTAGTTCTGATGCATCACTTACAACAACATTTGCTTTTGAGGAACCCCTTTATCTAAAAGGTTTAACTGATTATGCAATTGTAGTTATCTCATCATCGCCTAATGCAGAAATTTTTATTGCACAAATTGATGAATTTGAAGTAGGTACTACTGCAGGAAGAATTGCCAGAAACCCAGCATTGGGTACACTTTTCTATTCAGCAAATGGTGGAACATTTACCGCTGCCCAAGATCAAGATATGGCTTTTGTTATACATAGAGCTAATTTTACAGCCACTACCGGTACTGCAGTACTTAAGAATGCCTCACTTCCTAAAAAGTTGTTGGGATTGGATCCAGTACAAACATTTGCCTCTAGTGCAACTGTAAGAATTGCTGATGTTGGACATGGGTTTATCGTAAATGATCCAGTCACAATTAGAGGATTGGATTCAGCATCAACAATTGGCGGTTTGGCAACTACTGATATCATGGGTACTGCAAAAACAATTACAGCAGTTGATTGGACTGGGTATGAAATTACTGCCGGCGGTACTGCAACATCAAATGCTATTGGTGGTGGTAATACAGTTAATGTAACCAAAAATATTCCATGGTCAACATATTATTCTAATGTACAATTGCTGATTCCAGAAAATACTAGTTATTCAGCGGGGATATTAGGTACTGGCGGTAAATCATTTGCTGGCTCGGAAACTGCATATTCAAAAGAAAATACAGTGCAGCAGGCTCAAATTTTAAATACCGTTTATAAAAGCAAAGCCTATGTTGTTGCAAATGATGATATTGAAACAACTGAATTAGGTGCAAATGTGAAATCTTTAGAACATCATATTGATTTTTCTACTGGTTCTAATATTGTATCACCAATGTTGGATATGCAGAGAGCATCCATAACACTTATTGATAGAATTATTGATAAACAAGATTCTGCCGCAACTTCTGGATTTAATGTTCCACTAAATTATGTTGATGAAACACAACCTACTGGTGGATCATCTGCATCAAAACATATTACAAAAACTATAACTCTTAAAGAACCTGCAGTTGGTCTTAAAATTATTTTAGCTGCAAATAAAGCCCCGGTTGCTGATTTCTTAGTATACTATAGAACGGCAGCTGCAGATGGAGATATTAGAACAACTAATTGGACTGCTCTTACAACAACTAGTAATAATCCTTCTGATGAAAATCCATATATATTCAGAGAATATCAATATCTTGCAGGTGGTGATGGTGGAGCATTACCGGAATTTACCACATTCCAGTTAAAGATTGTTATGAGATCTATTAGCCGCGCCCGAGGACCAATTATTAAAGATTTAAGAGTAATTGCACTGAGTGTATAATGAGTTATTTTAGAGTTCTAGATGAACAAAATTTAATTAGAGATGCTGAATCATATGCTATATTAAATACAGATAAGACAGCTATTGAGTCTGCCAAGGAAAGAAAAGCTAGGTTAAAAAAAGAAAAAGAAGAAATTAACACACTTAAAAATGATGTTAATGATATAAAAATCTTGCTTAATCAGATTGTGGATAAATTAAATGGCGCGTAAATCTTTATTTGATAGTAATGATACTCTCACAGATTTTATTGGTGGGCTTAATGATATAAGTGACTACCAAGAAGATCTAGATGATCTTGCTAAAACTGCCGATTATCTCCCTGGGTTTGCAGCAGCAAATACAGATAATAATTTTGTAAGTGCAGCAAATCATTTATTCAAATATTTAGATCTTGTTGATAATGTTCTCTTTGGTGGTGACAGCAACGATAGTGATATACCACTAAGATTTAATAAAACATTAGTATCTGATAGTGCCGTTATTCGTAGACTTAAAGTTGATAAATTGTCTACAATTATTGATAGTTCTATTGTTCTCAGAGATTCTTTGGATAGTAGTTTTGGATATCATGATTCATTTGGTGCTTGGGTCTTACCACCATATACACAATTCAATAGACCACTTCCTCATAGATTAAATGTGACAATTGATAGTGCTTATCTTAATAACTTTACTGGTGGTTATTTAAGAGTTGGTGAATGGCACTATACAGATAGTGAATTATATTCTTTCTATAATCCTGGTGATTCATTAGATTCTGGTGATTCAATTGGAAATTGGGCAATTAGGTTTGACAGTAATCCAAAATTTGGATTATTCCTAGATAGTGCAAATATAGTTAATCTGTCGGGTCCGGGAAATAATTTCCCATTTCCATTCCGTAAGAGAGGACCATGGGATTCTGGTTACACTAATGATTCATCATCTCTGAGATATGACAGCGCAAAATTTGGAATATTTAAATTAGCTACAGATTCTAGTTATTATTTTGATTCATCAAATGATCCTAATTTTAGACAAGATTCGTCATTTTATCTGAGTGATCAACCATGGGGTCAAGCAATTACTGCCGCACCTGGTATCATAAAATTGGATGGGTTTGCATTAGATTTTGATGCTAGATTTACAGATAGTATTAGCTTTGGATATATATTTGATTCTGCAGATTCTGGTTTTGATAGTGCTTTTCCATATAGAATTGATAGTGGTAGAGTTGTATGGCATGATAGTCTAGGTACTGATAATGAAGTAGATAACCACTTTAGATATACTTCATTATTATCAATATATTCTGATTCAATAAATCCAGTATCTTTCCAACCTGTTAGACTATTTGGTGCATACCTAATTAGTCAATATGATAGTGATGGGCGATTATAAATAGTTTCAATGGATGGTATAAGAAATGGCACGTAAAATACAAATTCAAACATCTAATTCTATTGGCACGTGGGTTGCAAAGAATAATAAGTTGTCTGATTATATGGGGGATCTGGATAATTTAGATTCAGCATTTGACTCATCGCGGTTTGGTAAAAATGATTCCAACTTTGTATCAGCACTCAATTATCTTCATGAATTAGTTGATAGTATCACAGAAGCACTATTTGATTCCGGTGGTACTTTTAGTGTTAAGACATTATATGCAGATAGTGCTGTTATTAATAGACTGAGAGTAAATTATCTTTATGCCGATAGTGCAGATATTGATAGTGGATATTTTAATATTGCAACTGGTCATCATTTAAGATTTGATAGCGCAGACATTGACAGTGCTCGGATTAGAAATTTATCTGGTGAATATCTAAATTTTGATAGTGCTAAATTTAACAAAATTAGTGCAGACAGTGCTCATTTTGGTAATGTCACAATTCAAAATCTCACAATTGATAGTTCACTTACATTTGACAGTCAATCATTCTCTTATGTCTTTCCATTCTCAATTAAAGATTCTGTAGGCACAATTATATTAGGTGGTTATCTACTTTCTACTGACAGTGATGTAACAATACCTTAAGGATTTAATATGACTAGACCGATAAGACCACTTATTGTTGATTGGCATAAGGGTATAAGTAAGATCACAGGTAATGAGGTCGAATATAACCCTAACATGGCCGATGAACATTCTGCCGGAACACCTATAGGTAAAATCCATGGAATGAGAGATCGTGCAGGAGCATATGGTCTGCGCGAGATGACTAGCCAGGAATTGGCTAGAGTACATCAATGGATAAGAAATATCTATTCTACAAATCCTAGTGTTATACTAAGTTATGTAGCTAGTGGTGGTAACCTAGGTACAATGGCTGATACAAGGTTGCAGGCAGGTGCATACTTAACTAGAGTTGAAAGATTCCCTACAGAAGCTGAGACTGCCGAACCATCTACAGTCACTGTAAATTATTCTAGAATAGAGCAAACCAAAACTACTGGATTATCTCTTGACTATAATTTTCCAAGACCATTACGAATGAATTACTATTCATTTTCAAAACCAGTAATTCAGCATATGTCTATGAGTGATGTGATTAATAGTCTTATTGTTCCGGCACTTAATCCTGGTAATCCTGGCATTTTAGGATGGACTGGTCAATATGTTTTCTGGAATAATACTGCTATAGCATATCAAGGTGCAACAAATTTTGATGGTGCCGGTTACACTGATGTTGGTACAGTATTTAATGATACTCGAGCAAATACTGCAGCATATTCTGCCGGCGGAATTCCAGAAGCATTAGATCAACCATTTACAGCAGTTGAATATAAACTCTTATTTGGTAATGGTATTCATATGGAACTTCCACATAATATGATATATCATGATACAGCAAACAGTGTGAGAAGATATGATTGGACAACACTTGAAACATGGTTAAGAGATACTGCTAGATATTGGGCGGCAAATAATTTAGACTATAGTATTAATGGTACTGGTAACTTTGCTGCTGGTGCTGCAATTACAGATACCAAATTAAACGGTGCTGGTAACTATCAGACGCGTTATGTTAATACTGACGATTATCGCGCACAAGAATTCCCTGATGGAACATCAGTAATCCAAAGTACATATAATCTTAAGACAGGCGTATAGAGATGATTGATACAAATAAATATGAATTTTTAACTGCACACTTTTCAAATAATGAAAGAACTATTGTTACTTCGTATTGGGGAAATGCAGATGAGACAATTGAAATAGTCATTAATGCTGAAGAAGGTGATCCTAATTGGCAAAAGTTGCTCGAGTACATTGACATTGATACACTTCATGAATTAACTTATAAGCATATTCGTGATCAAGTAGAAGCATATGAAAATCAAGTAATCAGAGTTGCTAAAGAACGCGGTATGATTTATGATATTAATGATATTGATAGCGCATTGCACGAAATATTGGCAGAATATATTTTTAAAAAATTTGATTCTAAAAGAGATAAAGAAAAACTTTTTATGTTTAAACTTAAATTATTTGAATTAGATTTTGTAAAAGACTCTGAAGACAAAGAAGCAAAAACTAAATTAAGAAAAGCACATAATTTAATTGAAGCGCTGTCAGTTGCTATTGATCTTTATAAGTCGTAACTTTTTCTAGCCAATCTTTCCATAGAACTCTAAAATTAAATTGTCGGTGAGCTGACAATTTATCACAGTACTTTAGACCTTTATCAAATAATTTTAGATCTGCTGGTTTATTAAGCTCTGCTAATATAAATTCAAAATCATTTTTATATTTTTCTTTATATACATCTTTAAGTTTTTCTGGCAAATTAGAAATTGATAATTCTTTTGGGCTTACAACCATACATTCAAATAAAACATCAACTTTAAATTTATTTTTATAGTAGTCTCTAATTTCAAATAAGTCATCAATATTTAATATTGAAACCGTACAATTAATGTTTTTATTAATATTCTTATCTAATATTATTTCTTGTAAATTATTCTCAAATTCTTCTACGTTAATTGGATATCTGATCCAAGATAATTTATCTAATATATGATCACATGAAATACTTAAATTAAATGATTTAAATCTCTTTGCATTATCTGAAACATGGCGATTATTATATGTAATCTTTGTTAAATTAGTATCATGTGTAAGTATTAATTCCTTTGCATGTTTATCTGGAATAAGATCCAAAAATTCCCAATATTTAGGAAGTTGTAAAGTTTCCCCACCAGTCATATGAATTATTTTAATGAGGTGAATATTTTCTAATATATTAGTTACAATATCATTCCACTGCGCATGTTTAACACTTTTAGCATTTTTCATACCTGTAGTAAATACATTTAATGTATTATCAATGTCAAATATTTTATTTAATTCATTTCTCTTTGTAGTAGAATTTACTGGATTGCACATATAGCATGCAAGGTTACAGAATGATCCTGAAATTCTTAATTTTAGATTAATTGTTTTTTCTTGTATATCTGTTATAAACCCGTCTCGCGCAATGTATTTATGTCTATATGAATATTTTCCATATTTTTCCAACAAATTACATTTTTCACAATCTGGGATATGTTTTCCTTCAAGCATTGAGTCACGAATATTTTCCATTTCTTTTGATAAAAAATATTCAAATGGTAAAATGGAATCACTAGTATATTGTTTAAGTACTGGATTTGGTTTAGCATGACAGCATAATCTATATTGACCATTATTGTCTACATACATTTCAGTAAATGCAGCAGAACAATAAGAGGGTAATTTTGAAACGATATCTGCTATAGTTTCAAGTTTTTTTATTCTTTTATTTGTCATATATTTTACCAAAATCCTTATGCACTACATGTATTAATTTACCCGCTTCTGAGACATTTGGATATATATCGTCAATTATAAAATTCCACTGAATACCAATATTAATAAATGGAACTTTGTATTTTTCTATCATATATGTAATAAACACTTCATTATTAGGTCTCCAGTTTCTAGAAATTTCTATAGGATAAAGATTATCAGTAATTGTTTGATTGTAAATATCATAGGTACTTTCTAATCGCTTATCAAATGATAAAGCATCTATAGAGTATTTATTACCTCCAATAATACCTGTGTTAATTACTTTATAATCAGAATTTATGTCTTCAAGTAATAGCATAGATTTTTTACAACAGCCTTTTGAAAATACATTCATTTTATCAAAATCATTTTCTGATATTTTTCTTTGTAGAACATTTGATTGTAACGTTCTTTCAAATGAATATGCACAAATGGAATTTAAATCATTAGATTTAAAAAAACTTTCATTTGTATTAGGAATGACATCTAAATCAAAATAAAGAACTTCATCATAATATTGAGTTAACTCTTCCATTTTATAAAGTTTGTCAAATTGAATTTTATCATACAGCGTTTCTGATACTTCAAATAATTCGTAATCAGCATTACAAATTTGTGCATACGCCTTTTGCGATTTAACTAAAGAATCTTTATATTTTATAAATTGAGATATTTTAAAATCGCCGGTTGACTGGTGATTTTTCTCTACTTTATTTGAAAAGATTGAGAATATTATTCTTTTCATACCAATCTCTTACATACTTAAAATCTTTATTGATACAATGAACTAGTTTAGTATTTGATGGAATATAACTCCATTTATCCATAAAACAATGCCAATCTGGTGTTAGCTTTTGCCATGGTACATCTTTACTTAGTGTTTTGTATGCCCATATTGTTTCATTATCATATCCAAATAAGCTTTGAATCTGTTCTGGATAAAATCCATCATCTGTTTTTAGCTGCGTCATATAATCTATTATATTTCTAAAGTCACCAAAATAGTCTAAAGCTTTAAGCCATTTTTGAGATGCTCCAACAATTCCAGTATTAAATACTGTTGATTCACATGTATATCCTTTTTCTAAAAGCATAGCTTTTGCATTCCAATACTTTGCGATTGGCGATCTATTACTATTATTCGTATATTTAATTCTTAAAAGTTCTCTATTATCAGTTTCAATATCTTTTTGACTTTCTGCTGTACCACTCATAATAGCAATACCTTGTGATAAATCCCAAGTTTTAAAAAAGTTATCGGTTGAAACTGGAATAACATCTAGATCTAGATATAATATTTCATCATAGTCTTTTGCTAAATTATATAATAATTTAAGTTTATAAAAATTAACAATGTTATATGACGTAACCTCTGGATAATTTAAATTAAACCATTCTTTATATTTTATATAAGCAGAATCATATGTATAGTGTTTATACTCAACACCAATATAGTTGGCATATCTTTGTTGAGACTCTATAAGCCATTTATAATTATCTTTTAATTGTATTTTCGTATGAAGAGTTTTTGATATGTTTGATCCCCAATGAGCAGACTGTTCGTCTAATTCATTTTCCGGGATGTCAATATATAAACTAAAAATAACTTTAGACATTGCCTATTACCATATATCTTTCATATCCATTTGGCATTACATATGTACCAGAATACAATATTCTAGATAATTTAGATTTTGTTTCTAATTCTTCTTTACTATTTACACAATTAATATGATCTTTAACGTAAAACATATTATTACTCTGTAACGCAAATATACAAGATTTTTTATAGTTTTTACTTTTTATAAGTTCTGGTAAATCTGGCATATGTTCAGATGAAGTATTAATTACAATATCTATTTCCTTATCAACTTTATATGGCTCACACGCATCTCCATGTCTTGCTCTATATACACTAGTTTTGAGTTGTTTTTTGTTAATAAAATTTTTATAGACCTTCAGCGCTGATTCATCTAAATCAATATTTTCTAATAATGAAATTTTGAATTCTTCTCTTAACAAGTCAATAAGAGGAAATCCATTCCACCCACCATATAATTGAATAGATGGATTTTTTATTGCACATATACTTAACATTTCAACTAACCATACTTTAGATTTAATTTGATTAGGAGACAAACTGTCAAGCATTTGTTTCATGTCGTAGCCTGCATTAGCAGCATTCCATAAAACTTTCCAATATATTGGATCAATAATATTGTTCAAAGCCTTCGTATCCATTATTATCTAGTAAATATTTGTTATTAATCTTATCGGTTTTCCTACGCCAACCATTAAAAATGCATATATTATATTTTTCTGAATAGAAATAATTTTTAAATTCTGTGCCAACTTTCCAATAGTTATTCTCATCTATACCATATAACCTAGAATAAACTTCACCTTTCGGAATGTAAAGTAGTTTATCATGTTGATCATGATCTAAATAAGAATCTATACCATTATATTTGAGCATATAATAATCTTGATCTTTTTCAAATTTAATCCAAAGATCAGATAAATCACCTTTCCATATCATAACAGAAGAGTTTAGATTGGTATCAAATTCAGTTAAAGGATATGTTTTCCAATATGCTTTTATCATATACAACATATCTTCTACACAAAGATCTTTAAGATGTGTAATATCATTTTGAATTACTACATCAAGATCAAAAAAGATATTAACTTCATCCGTTTTATGTTTAAAGAGTGTAAGTTTCCACCACCAATTTTCTAGATTTAAATTGAGATCAAGTGGAATAGTTTTAATATCCGGGTGTAGATTATTTGGATTTTCTGTGTAACACACAAATGTAAAATCATCTTTTATATTTTTAAGTATCATCTTATAGAGCCTATTAACATGCTCATGATTAAACTTATCACCCCATTTAACACATATAATATTCATGTTATAATTCTTTTTGTATTTTTTATCTTATATTTTTTTTTATATTCTTCTGGACTATCTGATCTATTTCTATTTCTATCAGATATTGTTAATATAAATCTTATATCATTTTCCTTTGCTATCTTTTTTGCTTCTTCAATTTGATGTTTATTATAATCAAAAACTATAAATTGCCATGAAATTTTTTTATTTAATTTTGTGCCTAATATCATGGCATCAAATATTAATTGACTATTCTGTTTTATTCTATATAAAAAACTAGTATTGGGTAAACCGTCTAAACCAAAAATCCATTGAACATTATTATTATGTCTATTAAATGCATTTTTATACCATTGTAAATTTTTTTGATGAGCCGCGGTGGCTATTTTAAAAGTTTTAGTCGGATATTCTTTTGTAATATCTAAAAATTCATTAAAATGTCTATAATAAACTGGATCTGATATTTGACCGCATAAGTTTATATTATCGTAATATTCTACAATTTTTATAAAATCAGATATAGGCATAATATTGCCATTTTTTATTTTATCTTTATTTCTTAAATCATTTCGTTGGCAACCAGGACATTCTAGAATGCACTTATTAGACGTATCAATATTAATGCTAGCATTTTCTTTTTGATGTAGCATATATCGATAATAATCATTATCCCTCATATATACCACATTTCTTTTTACAAACTCGAGGGGCTAAATGGGGAGTGCTTAATATAACATGGATAAAATTTTTCCATGTTTCTGAAAGTAATATATCTTCTATACTATCATTATTTTCTAATTTTAAATTTTCATTATAAAAACCTAAATTTTTAAAATCTTCATAAAGATTTGTTTGATCACACCAACAACATGGTAATAAAAATCCATCAGTACAGTAAGCAATACCTTTACACCATCCGTATGGAGATTTGTATATTTTTTTTCCATTTTCATTATAAGAGAAGCTTACGCATTGTGGATTTATATATTTCATTTCTTTAATGCTCTTCCATTAATCACTACCATATCCAACTTAGTTCTTTTAAATGTTCTTATTGCATCTTCTGGTGTTTCAACTATTGGTTCTTTACAGTTAAAACTTGTATTCAATACCATAGGAATTCCAGTTGCTTGATAAAATCCATGTATTACATCATAAAATTTTTCGTTCTGTTTTCTATTTACCGTTTGTATCCTAGCAGTATTATCTATATGAGTCACACCAGGTATCTTATCTGATTTAACTGGCACAATACGCGACATATATGGGCTAGGTTGATTTGTATTAAAATAATCTTTATAGTGTTGTTCCAATACTGCAGGCGCAAATGGTCTAAAATCTTCTCTTTCTTTTATTGTTTCATTAATAATATCTTTTATATGAGCATTACGAGGATCAGCAAGAATACTACGATTACCTAAAGCTCTATTTCCTGATTCAGATTTACCATTAAACCATCCTATAATTTTTCCATCAGCAATTGCTTGACCAACTTCTCTAGGTGTAATTGGGTCTCCTTCATCAAATTTATACTCTTGTCCAGCATATGTTTCAGGTACATGGATATTATTATTTAAAATATAGTCGGCGTGCATATAAGCCCCAAGTGATTGTCCCTCATCCCCACATGCCGGAGGTACATGTACGTTTCTATAATGCTTTGTAAACTCTTCATTCATATAGCCATTATATGCAACACCACCAGCTATACATATATTATCTGAAGTTTTAAGAGATAATACATATTTGAACACTTGTTCCATTGTAAATTTTTGTAAAGTAAATGCTAAATCTAATTTATTCTCATTTTTTAAATAATCTTTATAATCACTTTTACTATTATCCATATCAGTCACCATTATATTAAAAAGAGAATTGTGTAAGTTATTATATTCACCATATGCTACCAACCCCATCACCTTTCCCGCATTGAGATAACCGAACCCACAATTATATGATATAAAATTCCATATTAGACCGATAGGTAATTTATTAGATAAATCTGTAATATTACCAAATTTATCAATAAAGATGCATTTAAAATTAGATCCATTACCGTCAATTGCTAATATATCAGACTCATTATAACCAGAACTCAAGTATGCATATGTTGCATGAGATTGATGATGGTCAATATAATATTGATTATCAATTTTACAGTAGTCCCATATGTTTTTTGGTTTAAAGTTTATAAAGTTTTGATGTATATTATGACTTTTTAATTTAGAAAGGGCATTTGTAGTAAAAGTAAAAGCTAATAATTTATATTGAGAAAGAAAATGTTCTTTATAAAAATCATTAATTAAAGTATAATCGTATTTATTTTGCCTTGTTTCAACTGGATGTATATCATACGCATCAAAATGGTATGGGATATTATGCTTAAAGCGAGTATATCTCTCCATTTGTTTGTGCAAGACACCATCATATGTATTATGATCATGTGAATTAAGAGCTGCGCTAAAGATTTTCATATATAAATTCCGCTATCATTTCATGACCTTTTTTATTTGGGTGGCTATCTAATTCAGAAAGAGAAAAAATATGCCTTAATCTAGAGTTATCTGTTACTTTGTTTTGTATATTATATCCATTTAACTCGGGTAAGATTGGCCAACCTAAAAACATATTATCATCTATTTTGTCAAATATTGAATGAGTGCAAAACGACGCATTCACTTTATCTCGAGATATAGATTTATTTTTTGGATATAATATAGTTCTTTCATTATTTTTTCCGGGCAACCCTTTTAACCCATTAAGATAATCATCAAATAATTCTATCATTTGCATTTGCTTATATGGAATATCTAGTCTTTCGCATAATAATTGAAAACTATAATAATATCTTAAACTTTTTCTAACAAAATAATGTATGTCACCTTTTTCGTCAATTCTTTCATGTAGCCATCGGGAAGTATCTCTTATTTCATAGTCACAGCGCTGTGATTGTGACCATGCTGCAATAGTTAACCCTATATTTTTTGGATTAATTTCAGATATTTTGTCAATAAGAGTACTATATATGTATTCATTACCAGCACCTGAATTAGCTAAATTGATTAAATCCATATCTAATTTATTTGCTAACAATTTTGGCCATTTAGGCCAAGCGCATGATATTTCTGGGTGAAAAAGCGAATTAAAATTATCTGTTGTAAAACTGCAACCAGAAACTAGTAGTATTTTTTTCATAAGTATTCCTATTCATATAGACTTCTAGGCCGCGATTGGAATTTTCTATAATTATTTCTTTATTAAAGTGTTTACACTCTTGAATTAATCGTGGAGCTGGATCCAATATATTTTTTGTATAGACGTATGATTCAAACGAACCTAATAAATTATCCATAGGCACTATAATATTATTGTTGTTTATATCAATGACACTTAGATCATATACTAAAATTCCATGTGACTTATATTTATGTAAAATATTTTGCGCTGCAGTATAGTATTTCTTATTGGTTCCATTGAAAAGATATTTAAATTTAATATCATTGATTATAGGTTTATATATGTCAAAATTAATTCTCTTTTCAAAATGTTCTCCAACACCATTTGGATATACATCATAGTCACAGATATCAATTACATCGTATGGACAAAAATACTCTAAGGCATTTTCATATTCGATTGGATGATTTTCAGAATAGACAGCAACAATTGTATCTCTAAAAAGTAAATGAAGTAAGAGCAATTGTTCCATGGAATATCTATTTCTGTTAAGATATCCAATTGTCAGCATGCTTCGACCCATAATGAGTGTAGTATTTGACCATCTATCTGGATCAAATGTTACATTTTGATATGAGATATATTTTGATGTAATTGAATTAAAGTAATCTTCTTGATTAAATCCTGGATGTGGAATTATAATTAATTGTGTTTTAATTCCAATTGAATTTAGATAACTACAATATTCATAGCTGTAATACAAAAGACCATCACACGGTTTAGATGTACATAATATATTTAGTTCCAACCAATACCCCTTTTCCTCAAATTATATCTCTATTATATCATATTTATGTGGTTTTGTAAACAACTTTTTTTATAAATAACTTTAACTAATTATGTTCGAGTTACTTAGTATCGAAGTTGGGATAAATGGCAGAATACGAAAAATTTACCTTTGACCAAGGTTCAGATATAGCTTTAGAATTAGAGCTAGTAGATGTAAATGGTAATCCAAAAAACCTAACTAATTTCTCAGCTGCGGCTCAAATGAAGCGCAATTTTAATAGCGATTCGGCTGATACAACCACATTTGCTGCCGCACTTTCAGACCCTACCGGAGGGATACTAACACTCTCTTTGACAAATATACAGACATCGGCTTTAAAAGTTGGGTCTTATGTATATGATGTCGAGATCTCTTATGTTGATAGTAATGGTTCTACCGTTATTGAAAGAGTTCTTGAAGGAAAGATTCGTGTTAATCCTAACGTTACGGGTGTGTAGATGGCTACTCAACAAACTTTAGTAAGAAAAATCACCATTGGTACTCCGATACGTAGGGTTACTGGTGCTGCAGCTCAAACACTAGAAGATCTCACAGATATAACAATAACTGGCCTTACCGATGGTGATATTCTACTATATAATGCTGCCACCGGTAAATGGGATAACGAATCTGAAATTGATGGTGGTACGTTCTAATGCCAATTTATCTCATAAAAAGAAGTGGCACTACTAGTACTATCATCCCTGATGATCAGATTCTTAAGAGTGGTGAACTAGCCTATAGTTATGCAGATGGTGATTCTGCTGGTGGTGATCGTCTCTTTATTGGTGCCGGTGCTAATACTAATGGCGGTAAGGCTGCAGAAATCCATACCATAGGCGGTAAATATTATACCGATATGATGGATCATCCGAAGGGTCAAATAAAACCTTCGAGTGTTATTATTACAGATGCTAATAATAAAATTAATCTATTAAATGTTGACAATATATCCATCGATGGTAATACAATTAGTTCTACCAGTGGTAATATTACACTATCTTCAACCAGTGGATTAATTGATGCATCCACAGCACAAATTAAAAATGTAGTTGATCCTACTTTAGCACAAGATGCTGCTACCAAAAATTATGTCGATACTTTAAATACTTTAGATATTACTGCAGATGTTGCTGGTATTGGAGAAGATGGGCAATTAATTACAGGCAATGAATTAAAGATATTAGGTGGAACTAATGTCAATACTGCCACAGTAGCTCAAGGCAATGGCGTACAAGTTGATATTAATCTAGATGGAGATGTACTAGGCCTTACATCACTTACTGTCGACAACCTTAGCCTAGACGGCAACACCATTAGTTCTACCAGTGGTGATATTACAATTGATCCAAGTCCTGTAGGCAATACAGGTACTTTAATTATTGCAGGTAATCTACAGGTTGATGGAACCACCACAACTATTAATTCAACTACACTTGAAGTTGATGATAAAAATATAACTCTTGCTTCTGGTGCTGCAAATGCAACTGCAGCTGATTCGGCTGGTATTCACGTTGATGGTGCCAATGCTGATATTTATTATGAAGCATCAACAGATACATGGAACTTTAATAAGAAAGTATCGGCACCCAATATTGATGTTTCTGGTGCATTTGTATCTAATACATTAGTTGGTAAGTATTTGGGCTTTGATTCTGATTTTGCTCAAAAAACTACTAATGATCTTACAGAAGGTTCAAATTTATATTATACCACTGCACGTGCAGATTCAGCATTCGATGTAAGATTGGCAACAAAAACCACTACCAATATTGCAGAAGGTACAGGATTATATTTTACAAATGAAAGAGTAGATGATCGAGTTGCTGCACTTTTACATCCAGGCGAAGGTATTGACCTAGAATATACAGATGGTGCAAATCAATTAATAGTTTCGGCTGAATTGGCCACAGCACTTAATCCTGGTATTGCAACATTTGATGCCACAGACTTTTTAGTTACGGCGGGTAATGTTGAAATTCAAACTATTGACTGCGGCACATATTAATATAAATAGCACTAAGATTTTTATCTTATTTTATCCTTATTAGGAATCAACAATGACTACTACACCAAAGGTACTCCTTAAAAGATCTTCCATTGCCGGCAAAATTCCTACCGCCGGTGATTTGCAATATGGTGAACTCGCCATTAACTTCGAAGATGGTAAACTTTACTACAAAGATACTTCGGATACTATTAGAGCTTTTGTTGATTCTGCCAGAGTCCAAGCAATTGCAGATGCCGTTGAAGTCACAGCACTAGCACAACTTGATTCTGGAGAGATTATAACTCTTATTGACTCTGCCTATGTACAAGCAAGGCAAGATTATGCTTATGCATCACTTACTGGCACTCCAGATATTCCATCAATTGTAAGAGCAAATGCACTTGATTCGGCCGAAGCCCAAGGCATTATTGATTCTGATTTTATTACAAGAACAACGGATGAGCTATCTGAAGGTTCTACTAATTTATATTATACCACTGCACGTGCTGATAGTGATGCAAAGAATGCAATTTCTGTCACAAATACTGGTGGTGATGGTAGTGTATCATATGATCCAAATACCGGTATTATAACATATACAGGTGCCAGTGCTGCGGAAATTAGAGCACACTTTAGTGCATCTGGTGATTTAGTATATGATTCTGTCACTGGTCAATTTAGTATTGATGTGGAACAAGTTTATTCTAAGGCTAATTTTGATTCAGATTTGGCTGATGCAACTACTGATGGACTGCCCGAAGGTACTACAAATCTTTATTATACTACTGCTAGGGCAGATTCAGATTTTGATGTTAGAATTACCACTAAATCTACTACAGATATAGCTGAAGGCAATAACCTTTATTATACTACTGTTAGAGCTGATTCAGATTTTGATGCAAGGTTGGCAACCAAATCGACAGATAATTTGTCGGAAGGTGTTAATCAATATTATACGACCGTTAGACATAATGCAGATACATTGCTACAAGTTGATTCTGCATATGTGCAGGCTAGACAAAATATACCTGCATATTTGGATTCTTCTGCAGTTGAATCAATTATTGATTCTGCCTATGTACAGTTAAAACAAGATTATGCATATGCATCATTAACTGGAGCACCAACCACTTTAAGTGCATTTGGTAATGATGCTGGATATATTACTCTTTCTAATGTTGATTCCGCCTATATTCAATCTAAACAGGATTATGCATATGCATCTCTAACCGGTGCACCTGATATTCCGGCAATTGTAAGAGCTAATTCTCTCGATTCGGTTGAAGCACAAAATATTATTGATAGTAATTTTCAAAATCTATCACAAGATATTATTCCGGCCGCTGATGCCACATATGATCTTGGTACACTTTCAAATAGATTCCGTGATCTTTATCTTAGTGGATCATCTCTGTATATTGGTAATATTAAACTTACCGATAGTAATGGTAAACTTGCATTTAGAGATTTATCAGGTAATTCTGTAGATGTATCTACAGTTGATTCTGCATATGTACAATTAAGACAAGATTATGCCTATGCATCCTTAACTGGTGCACCAACTAATGTGAGTCAGTTTACTAATGATGCTGGTTATATCACTACTGCACAGTCTACAGATTCAGCCGAAGTTATTTCTATTATTGACAGTGCTCATGTACAAGCAAGGCAGGATTATGCCTATGCTTCACTTACAGGTGTACCGACTAACGTAAGTCAATTTGCTAATGATGCAAATTATTTGGATTCAAATACGGTTACTGGCGTTATTGATGCAACCTATGTTCAGTCAAATCAGACACCACAGGACTTTGCATATGCATCATTAACTGGTGCACCAACTAATGTTAGTGCATTTACTAACGATGCAAATTACCTAGATTCAAATACATCACAAGCAGTTATTAATACAAACTTTGCTGCTAAGACTACCGATGATCTTACCGAAGGTTCTACCAATCAGTATTATTTAAAAGCCCGTGTTGATTCAGATATTTCTGCTTCATTGAGTGATTCTGGAAATACTGTTACAATTACAATTAATAACACAATTACAGATACGGTTGATTCTGCATACGTTCAGGCTAGGATTATTGATAGAACTGATTCAGCATGGATTCAACCGATTGCGCGCAAGGGGTTATCCGGTGGAACTGGTGTCATTTATAATAATCACACCGGTGATATTTCGATTGGTCAGTCTGTCGGAACTACGGACTCTGTAGAATTTGGTAATATCGATGTATCTGGTAATGTTGTTATTGGTGGTAACCTACAAGTTCAAGGAACTACTTTTACTGCAAATACTGCATCATTCTCTGTTGATGAAAACTTATTCTATCTTAATGACCTTGAGTCTGCCGGATCTCCTACACAATATATTGATATCGGTTTTGCTGGTAATGTTAATGAGACTGGCACATATACACATGCTGGATTCTTTAGAGATGCAACTGATGGTGTATGGAAAGTATTTAATGCATATAGTCCAGAACCTGATACTGCAGAACTGAATACTGCCCATGCATCATACACACCGGCTCCATTCGAAGCAAGCACTCTTACTGGTCAATATCTTGGATTTGATTCCGACTTTGGTACAAAGACTACAAGTAATCTTACCGAAGGTTCAAATCAGTATTATACAAACGCCCGTGTTACTGCTCATGTAGATGCAGCATATGTTCAAGCAAGGCAAACGCCACAAGACTTTGCATATGCTTCATTAACTGGAAAACCTAACATACTTGATTCTGCAAATGTGTCAAGTGTTATAACTGCTGATGTAGATCAGGCATTTGTAAATGCTTTAAATGTGAATGCAGATACATTGGATGGTCAACATGGTGCTTATTATCTAGATTATACAAATGCCACGAATACTCCAAATGTACTTGATTCTGTAAACGTATCTAATATCATTACAACTGATGTGAATGCAGCATATGTTCAGGCTAGACAAGATTATGCATATGCATCATTGACCGGTACACCAAATGTACTTGACTCAATTAATGTATCCAGTATTATAAGTACTGATGTTAATCAAGCATTTGTTAATGCCTTAAATGTGAATGCAGATACACTTGATGGTCAACAAGGTACCTATTATACCAATTATGCAAATCTTACTGGTGCACCTAATGTTTTAGATTCCGCTAATGTGTCTAGTATTATTACTGCTGATGTTGATGCAACATTTGTTCAAGCTTTACAAGATTATGCATATTCATCATTAACTGGAACTCCAAATGTTCTAGATTCTTCTCATGTTATAGCAATTCATAATTCACTAGGTGGTGTTGATTCTGGTGCAATTATTGCTCTTATTGATTCGGCCTATGTCCAGGCAAGACAAATTGATCTCCAAAGAGATTCTGGATTTATAACTAATATTATTGATTCTGCCTATATTGCCGCTAGAACTTCTGCCGGTACAGATTCGGCTACCGTTGTCTCCATCATCAATTCTACTGTTGATAGTGCTTATGTCCAACTAAGACAATCACTAGTTGGTGGTGCCGGTACAGATTCAGCCACTGTTTCTACTATTATTCTTGCAGATGTTGATAGTGCATATGTACAGGCAAGACAATTAAATGAAGTTGCCGCGCCGCTTACTCAGGTTTCATATGAATTTACTGCAACGGCTGGTCAATCATCATTTACTGGACTGGATATTGATTCTGGTAAATTCCAAACTTACTTAAACGGTTCACTACTTGCAGCATCAGATTATACCTTTAATTCTACTAAGGTTGATCTGGTAGTTGCTGCAGACAGTGGTGATATTCTAAATGTTATAAAGTTCTCTGGTAATGATACTGGTGCCACTGCAATTCAACAGAGACATTATATCTACACTGCTACTTCTGGTCAAACGATCTTTACTGGTGCTGATGATAATGCCGCAACTCTAAGTTATACACAAGGTAGAGTGAATGTATATCTCAATGGTCTGCTTCTTATTGATTCTGCAGATTATACACAAAATGTTACAGGCGATACAGTTACATTTACATCGGGTGTAACTGCTGGTCATATTGTTAATATTCAAACACTGACTGGTAATACTGGTTCATTTGCTCCATTATCACAGACTCTTTACGAATATACTGCAGACTCTGGTCAAACAGTATTTACTGGTGTTGATGATAATTCTGCAACTCTGGACTTTAGCAATGATAAAGTTGTTGTCTACCTCAATGGTATTCTATTAACATCTACAGATTATACTTTGTCTGGTGGAAATACTGTAACACTTGATACTGCAGCAGATTCTGGTAACCATCTCACAGTTGCAAAACTCAGTGGTAATAATATCGGACTTGACTCAGGCGAAGTAAGAAATCTAATTGATTCTGCATATATTTCTGCTCTGGGCTTTGGTTCTGGTGGTGGTGGTACAGATTCAGCAACCGTTGTTTCTATTGTTAATGAGTATATTGATCAAACTGCAACAAACCTTACAACAACAACTGTAGATCAAGTAGTAGATACATTTGCTGCGGCAACATATAGGACAGCAAAATATATTGTACAAATGTCACACACTAGTGGTTATCACTCTAGTGAAATTCTATTGGTACATGATGGATCAACTGTTTATATGACAACATATGCAGATATTATTACTAATGCCTCACTAGGAACCATTGATGGGGATATAAATGCCGGTAATGTGAGACTGCTAGTATCACCAGTAAATACCAACACAAATATAAATATCACACGCATTAATGTAGATGTATAAATAAAATTAATAACATCGACGGATAGGGAAATCGATGGCTCAGCATCATGACTTTAAAGTAAAAAACGGTCTAGTAGTCAATGACTCAGGAACTTTTGGTAACACACTAACAGTTACTGGAAATATAATCAGTACTGGAATAGTAACTGGAAGTAATATTCTAGATTCTGCTCTTATAACTCAATTAATTGATTCTGCTTATATTGAACTAAGAAGACCTGCCGAAACTATTTTCTCACTTTCTGGTGATGGATCTAATTATATATTTACTGGTGATGGTTTTCCTTCATCTGCAACAGATCCTAAAATATATCTAACACGTGGTAAAACATATAAATTTACCAATGTTCCTGGATCACATCCACTCGAAATTAGAGTGTCGGATGGTGGTTCAGCATATAGTGATGGTGTAACAAACAATGGTGGTTCTGGTACTGTTGAATTTACAGTACCTATGAATGCACCAACATCATTGGTCTATCAATGTACTATACATTCTGGTATGGTCGGCGATATTATTATTCTAGATGAAACAGATCTTTCGGTTGATTCTGCTTTCGTAACTGGTATCGTTGATGCAACATATATTCAAGCGAACCAGATAAAATATAATACATCTAATTTTACAGATAGTGCTTATGTTACGGCACAGATTGATGCACTCATTGATGGTGCTCCTGGAACACTAAACACATTAAATGAAATTGCTGCAGCACTTAATGATGACGATAGTGCATATGCAACATTAGTTACTCTAATTGGCACTAAGACAGATTATGATTCTGCCGATACACTATCCCTTATTGATAGTGCATACGTTCAGGCAAGACAATCTGGTGGTGAAATTACAATTCAGGAAGAAGGCACACCACTCTCAACTGCAGCAACTACATTGAATTTTGTTGGTTCTGCAGTAACTGCTAGTGGATCAGGTACAACTAAAACAATCACAATTTCACAGGCTGAAGGTGGTACCGATTCTGCCACTGTTGTTACAATTATTGGTGAAACGGTAGATAGTGCTTATGTCCAAGCTAGACAAACATCTGGCGGCGGCGGCAATGCTTTTAGTACAATTCACGTTAGCGGTCAAGATAATGTTGTTGCAGATAGTGCATCAGATATACTGATATTTGAGGCAGGTGCTGGAATTTCCATTACGACAGATCCAAATACAGACACGATTAGTATCGTTAACGATCTCAATGCAGATATTGCCAGAAGCATTATTGATTCTGCATATGTTCAGGAACATCAGACTCACTACTTAGATTCTGCTCTTATAACTCAATTAGTTGATTCTGCATATGTTCGCGAAAGATCATACGCGAATCCTTCAGCTGGTATTTCGGTATCAACATACCAATATATTGCAACTTCAGGTCAGTCCGTATTTACTGGTGCTGATGATAATAACGCAACTTTAAGTATTAATACTGCCTTTGATAATACTCTTGTATTCTTAAATGGTACACTACTCATTGATTCTGATGATTATACCAGAACAAGTGGTACTACAATCACACTTTTGCAGGCTGCAGATTCACAAGATAGAATTACCATCCAAGAATATGCACCGCCGTTATTGGATAGTGCTGCAATTAAAGTTATTATTGATTCTGATTATGTACTAGAAAGACAAACCGTAAATGCTCGTGGTGAACTTGATATTAACAAGTTTTACTATACTGCAACTGCGGCTCAAACAGTATTTACTGGTGCAGATATATTCGGTAACACTCTGAGTGTATTACCTTCTAATTCAATAGTATATTTGAATGGTATCGTACTTGTAGATAGTGCAGACTATTCCCTTAGCAGCAATACTCTTACTTTGACTTCTGGTGCTGATTCAGGATATTCTGTTAGTGTTATTGAGACCATCGGTAGAGTTGCCACACAAAATTCAGTTATAGAAACAAAATATTATTATACAACAGCAACGCCTACAACTGTCCTGAGTGGTGCAGATGATAATAACCTTACTCTGGATATTAGTCTAGGTATTACAAATCTATTTCTTAATGGTATTCTTCTAAAAGATAGTGATGATTATAGCACCACATCTTCTACCGTTACTCTTACAAGTGCAACGGATTCTGGTGACCTAGTAACAATCTTAAATACTCGTGGTCAAATCCTAACACCTACATTAACAAATTATCACTATACCGCTGATTCTGGGCAATCTTCTATTACTGGTGCCGATGATGGTGGTGCAACACTTACCTATGTGAATGGCCAGGTTCAAGTGTTCTTGAATGGTATTTTACTCAGAGGTGATATTGACTTTACTGCTACAAATGGATCAAGCATAGTATTCTCAAATCCACTAGACTCTGCAGATGATGTTGTTATTAATACCTTTGCTGCACCAGGAACTTATTTAAATCAATTTAGATATACTGCTGATTCTGGTCAATTATCATTCTCTGGTGTAGATCTTAATAATAACTATCTTGCATACGAAATAACAAACAGTCAAGTATTCCTTAATGGTATTCTTCTTACGGATAGCGATTATACTGCAACGAATGGTAATACCATCACTCTTGCTACTGCAGCAAATTTGAATGATGATATTATAATCAATTCGTTTGATTTAGGCACTTCAACTAGAAGAGTTAACACTTGGTCTTCGCCGCAAATAATGCCGAATTATCCAGCAGTTGCGGGAGATAAACTCTTTATTGAAACAACATCTGCTAAAACTGTAACTCTACCTTCACTTGCATTAATTGGTGATGAAATTAGAATTATTGATGCAACTGGCAATGCTGCAACAAATAATATTACAGTGGCAAGAAATGGGCATAAGATTCAAGCGGCTGATTCAGACTTTATTATTGATATTAACAGAGCAGCAATTGGGTTGGTATACTATAATGTAGCCCAAGGCTGGTTACTAACAGAGAAATAATATGACAAATGTTTTAAGTTCAATAAGAGGTGAGGTTGCAAATCAAGTTGGTATTTTAGGCGGCACCACTACTTATGATGTCATCGGCGATCTTCCTCTATCTGGTAATGAAGCAGGTGATCAAGCATTTGTGATTGCAACAAATAGACTGTATCTTTGGTCTGGTGCTGGATGGTATAATATTGCAATTATTAATACAACTCCAACATTCTCTACTGGTCCAGATGCTTCATATACACTCGCATCTGACGGAGTAACAACAACTGTTATCTCTCTTCTTGCTACAGACCCAGAAGGATTTGCTGTTACATATTCTGTCGTTGCTGATTCAGACTTTAATGGATTGGCTACTGTATCACAAGATAGTTCGGTCTTTACGATCACACCAAAGTCTGAAGCAAATGCAACCACATCAACTGGTACTCTAACATTTAAAGCAACCGATGGTGTTAATATTGCGTCAGAGATCTCTACATTTACTTTGACATTTGGCCCTGATTGGTCTGTCGGCACACCAACAGAAACAACTGCAGTTAGTGATCCATTAGTAAATTCTGCTAATCTAGGTTATGGCATAAGACTTAACTCAGATGGAACTCAAATGATAGCAGCTGGTCTTGAATATGGTGTTCACTATTGGACTCGTAGCGGTAGCACTTGGACATCTGTGCAAAGAATTCAACCAACTTTATATTCAGGCACTGCCTCATACTATGGCATTTACAACAATGTGAGTTCTACAGACGACTTTAGTTATTTTGCAGTGGGTGTGCCAAGAGAGACTGGCGCTACTGGGGTCTATGAAGGATCTGTCCGCGTCTATACTAGGTCAGGTAACACTTGGACTCAACAAGCAAAGATTCAAGATAATGATCAAGCATCGAACGACAGATTTGGATCTGGAGTTGATTTAAATGCTGATGCAACATATTTAGTTGCAGGGAAAAGATTAGACGATACTTTAGGTGCTGATGCTGGTAATATATTTGTATTTACTCGTTCAGGATCAACTTGGACACAACAGCAGGCTATTACTGCTACTGTTACTGGTACTCCTGCTGGTGATCAAGTAGGGTTTATGGTAAGAATTAATTCTACGGGTGATCTAATTGCCGCTGCAGCGCCTTATGAAGAAAATGGTGGTAAGGTATACACATTTACCAGATCTGGATCTACTTGGACTCAACAACAAGCAATTTCAGGATCCGATACAGTTGCAAGCGATCTTTTTGGACTTCAAATATCAATGAATGGTGCTGGGGATTTAATGGCTGCTACAGGTAATTCATCTACATCAGTATATATTTTTACAAGATCTGGATCAACTTGGACTCAACAACAACAAATAAACAAACCTGGGGCAGGAGATTTTAGAGGAGTTTCTGTTAGTCGTAATGGTGATGTTATTGCCATTAGTGCTAAGGACGAAGCCACATATGTTTATCAAGATGTTGGCGGAACTTGGACTCTTGTGAAAACATTAACACCAACTGGTATTGCTAGTGGTGATTACTATGGAGAATGGAGCACGCACATTTCTCAAGATGGAAATTGGATAGCAGTTGGGGCGCCACGTGAAGATGGTCCTGGTAACACAGTTCCTAACGCAGGTTTAATGTTTGCATATAATGTTGGAAGTTAGGAAATAACATTGACGAATAGTTATTCAAATTTTAAAGTTGGTGCAGCAGAAGATGATGGTGTTAGAGATAAAGAAACCGTTGTTTATGCTACTCAAGCACAGTTACCTCTTACCAATGTCACTATTGGAACAAAGGCATATGTAACAGGTAACAATAAATTATATCTTTGGAATGGATCTGGTTGGGGAACTATTGCTTTACTCAATACAGCACCGTCTGCTTCTTTCGATTCATCGTCATATATTATGGATAGTGCTGGTGGTGAATCAACTATTCTTAGATTGACAGCATCTGATCCAGAAGGTATACCTCTCACATATTCATACTCATTCTATCCAAGTAATATTGTAGATAGTGCAATTGATTATGCTGCAGATTCTTCTGTTCTTACTCTTACGACTACAGCATCGGGTGGTGCATATAATTTTAAAGTATTTGGTTCAGCTTCAGATGGAATTAATACTTCAATTGATAGTGCAGATATCGAACTTACATTACAAACTATGACCTTATCTTCTACAGCTTCCACAGTCAATGAGGGGGGTTCATTTACATATAATATTCAAAGCACAGGATTGGCCAGTGGCACTGCAGTAGGATATCAAATTACTGGAGTTAATGGTGCTGATATTAATCAACAATTAACAGGAAATATTATATTAAATAGTGGTGGACTTGGTTCACTACCTATTACTGTTACCAATGATTATCTAACAGAAGGTGTGGAATATATTACACTCACCCTCAATGAACCGTATAATACATTGGCAGGTAATACTTCAACTGTTACAATCAACGATACTAGTCTCACCATTGGTGCTAGTGTAAGCAGATCAACTGCTTCTGTGAACGAAGGCGGTACATTTAATTTTACAATAACAACTACAAATGTCCCTAATAATTCTAGAGCATATTACAGAATTACTGGTGTATCACAGTCTGATATTTCATCTCCATCATTGAGTGCAAGTTATCAGACTGAAGAGGGATATGTTACCATTAATAATAATAGTGGTACTTCACCAACATATACAGCCGCATCTGATTCTTTGACAGAAGGTAATGAAAACTTTTATTTTAGACTCACTAGAATTGCTAATAGCTCTGGAACAACTTTAGTTAGCAATACTTCAAATAATTTTGTAACTATTAATGACACTTCGTTGACGCCACCTAGCGGAACATACCTTGTTCAAGCACAAGGAAGCACACTTTCAGGAACATGGACTGTACCAGCTAATGTATATAAACTTTCTATATTTGGTGTTGCTGGTGGAGGTGGTTCTGGAAGTCCACCAGCTGGTCACACCACATATGGAGCCGGCGGCGGTGGCGGCGGTGGTTCGGCATATGGTACATTTAATGTAAATCCTGGAAATGTGATCTGGTTTCAAGCTGGACAAACTGGTCCGATATCCGGTGGATCGCCAGGATACACTGGAATCGAATCTGCCTTTAGATGGAGCAGCAGTGGAGGTTCATATCTTATGAGATGCACCGGTGGCGGCGGTGGTCATTATAATGGTAGTACTGCCGCTGGTGGTTATGGATATACATATGGCTCATCATCTCCTCATGGATCTTGTCGCGGTGGTAGTGGTGGCGGTGCTAGTAGCACAACATACGGAACCCTAAATGGATATCCTAGGGCTCCTGGCGGTGGTGGAGGAGGTGCTGGCGGATATGCACCGAATAATAGTTGGAATGTATCTAGTGGCGGCAATGGCGGAACTGCCGGAGGTTCGGGAGGAGCAGCTGGAACTAACGGTGGCGGCGGTGGTGGATCATACACAACCAATATCAATAATGGCGGCGGCGGTGTTGGTCCAGATGGACTAGGAACATCTGGTTATGGTGGTGGCACTAGTTCGCGTGGTGGTGGCGGTTCAGGTGGTTCTGCTGGAGTAAATAATGGATGGTTAAATGGGACTGGTACATATGGATCGGGAGACACAGGAGGTGATTTCGGTGGTGGATCGGGTGGAAATGACACTCCATTGTCACAGTGGTTTGGGTCTATAAGTTGGGGAGAAGGTGGCAGAGGCGGCGGTGCTATTAGAATTAGATATGGTGATCCTAACAATACTGCTGCTTGGGCATTCCCAACATATATTGCCCCATAAAAGATATAAATATTACTAAAAGGAATTAAAAATGGCGTATAAAGCATTTACAAGAAGATTCAGTAAATCGCGGCAAATTGCTACGTTTATGAAACGTGCGATCGAAGAAGAGTCCATTACATCAAGCGGTAATGTCGCCATTGATGACGGTAAAGGTGGAAAATCAGAAGTTGCTTCTGCTGGAGGTCTAGACTCTGCATCAACTATTTCTCTGATTACTTCTACTGCAACATCACTTTCTGATGTAAGAACTATTTCACTTGATTCCGGTGAAGTCCTTACGTTGATTGATTCTGCATATATTTCTGCTAGAGCAGGTGGTGGTGGAGCATTCTCTAATGACGCTAGTAATAACATATATTCTTATAATGCCGGCACTGGAATATCAACTAGTGTAACAGGTGCAAATAATATCTCAATGGGATTAAATTCACTAGATGATATTACATCTGGAAATCTTAATATTGCAATCGGTAAAGATGCATCGCAATATAATACAACTGGGCCTGGTAATATTGCGATTGGTGAATTTAGTAACGGTGGACAAAGTGCCAGTGCTACTGCGAATAATAATAACGTTGCTATTGGTAATTATGCTGCAGGTTTGGCTTATGGTATAACTTATTCTATTTCTATTGGATATCAAGCTGGTTATCAACAACAGAATAGAAATAGAAATATCATGATAGGACATCAGGCTGGATATAATCTTACAGCCGCGGATAGAATTTGCATAGGATATAGAGCAGGATATACTGGGAGTAACGGAAGTTACGGTGTATCAATTGGATATCAGGCTGGTTATAATACTAGCAACAACTATAATATTGGTATTGGGTATCAAGCTGGTTTCTTCGGAAGCGGTGCATATAATACGTCTATAGGATATACAGCTGGAACGCAGCTGAATGGCAATTATAATATTCTTCTTGGTTATGATGCAGAACCAACAGGTACATCAAGTTCAAATCAATGTATCATAGGTAATAGAACTAGTACTGGTATGATCAATTATCTTCAGGTCGGAACTTATATGACTATGAACAGTGGTACGTTGACCATGTCTGGGAACGTTACTGCATACTCTGATGCACGACTCAAGACAAATGTTGAAACTGTTTCTGGTCTTGATAAAGTTACTCAGATGCGTGGCGTAACATTTGAAAAAGATGGACAACAAGGTACTGGTGTCATTGCTCAAGAAATGCTTGAAGTTGCACCAGAACTAGTACACGAAGAACATGACTATTATTCTGTAAACTATAGTGGATTATCAGGATACTTTATCGAAGCGATTAAAGAACAACAAAAGCAAATCGAAGAACTGAAAGCAGAAATTAAAAAGTTAAAGGGTGAATAATGGCTTTACAATCTTCAGGAGCAATTTCTTTATCTCAAATCCAAACAGAGTTTGGTGGTTCGAATCCTATCTCATTGAATGAATATTATAGTGCTGCAGATGGAATTCCTTCAAGTGGCACTATTTCTATGAATCAGTTTTATGGGAAAAGTGCCGTTCCCCCAGGTCCTTTACAATGGGCAGGAACAACAATGTGGTGGTATGAATATTTTCCAAACGGTACCAGCGGTCGCGCGCAATATGCATATGCTTATTCTGAATTCTTAAAATATTTTATAAGTAATAAAGGTACAACTATACAACAAATGTATTTCTACTTTGGGTCATCATCCAATAAAGGTTCCCCGACATATACCGTAACTTCAAATGTGCAAAGTTATAGGTCTGCTTTAATAAATAACGGAACTTATGGTAGCGGAACTGGCACAGCACCATTTTTAGGACGCAGTTGTGGAAATGATAGTACATATAATTTGACTGGAAAAAATTCTGCAAGTTGGCACTTCAATAACTCTGTTGCTTGTAATTGCGATCCCCCTGGAAATCCGGTTATGAGGCCTCATATCGGTAATCAGAATTGGGGCGGTATTAATGGTGGATGTAATCAACCAAGTCAATGGATGGGAATAGGAGTATGGCCAGCGTATCAGTAATACGAATGGCATAGTAATGATATGGAACAATATATAGATTCAGACGGATTAACGCATACTTTTCATTGTTTGCCAGTTGCTGCTGAAGATTGCTCAATGTGTATAGAACAAATGATATATGAATATGAAGGTAGTAGTCGAGTTGTACATAATACTATTTCGCGCACATATGATGAAATTCAAGATTGCGGTTCGCAATATATGCTAGAAGTGATATGGTCAGATGCCTAAATCAATTAATAGATTATTGGCAGAAGTTTTAGTTCCTTCTACAACTGCATTGAAAGAGTCCGTGCTAGATGATATATCTGCAGGAGTTACGCCATATGCAACTCTAGATGATTTACCTACATCAAATCTAACACTTGGCGATCAAGCATTTGTAACAAGCAATCAAAGATTATATTTGTCAAACGGTTCGGGTTGGTATAATGTTGCAATGTTTAATGCGACACCAAACTTAACCATCAGCCCATCTGGTGTGATTACCCTTGCGACTGATGGAACAACACCAACTGTAATTACACTCACGGGAACAGATTCAGATAATGCAGATGCAAATTTGATCTATTCTGTAGAGTCGGATGGAAGTTTCGGTGGACTTGGTACACTGAGTCAAGATTCAAGTGTATTTACTATCACACCACTTGCTGAGGGTTCTGCAACTACAACATCATCTACTCTCACATTTAAAGTTTCTGATGGTATTAATTTTGGTTCTGGCACTACTGAATTTAGCTTGACGTTTGGTCCAGATTGGGCAAATACTACTGAAAGTAAATTAGTTGCATCTGATGCTTTTCAGGGCGATGAATTTAGCGAATATGCTCTGTCACTAAGTAGTGATGGTAATTATATAATAGTTGGTGCCGGTGCACATAGTGGGCAGAACAATATCAGAGGGCAAGCATACATCTTTAACAGATCTGGCTCTACATGGTCAGAACAAGCTATATTAACAGCTTCAAATACTGGAGATAATGATCGGAATGGTTCATCGGTGGATATTAGTTCTGATGGTACTTATGCTATTACGGGTGCCTATCGTGAAGACGGCGCTACAAATACAATATCTGATGGTGGAGCTGCTTATATTTATACAAGATCCGGATCAACTTGGACAGAACAAGCAATATTAAGAGCTTCAGATGCACAAGCAAGTGATCAGTTTGGTTGGTCTGTTTCCATAAGCGGTGACGGAATGTATGCTATTGCTGGTGCAAATTCAGAAGATACAGGACAAACTGGTACAGGTGCAGCATATATCTTTGTTAGGTCAGGTTCTACTTGGACACAACAAGCTAAAATACAACATTCGGATAGAGCTCAATATGATAATTTTGGATATTCAGTATCAATAAGCGATGATGGTAGTTATGCTGTAATTGGTGCTTACTATAAAAATAACCAAGCAGGCAATGCTTATATCTTTAGTAGATCAGGTTCAACTTGGACACAACAGGCTAAACTAACTGCTTCTGATGCACAAGCAAGTGATAGATTTGGTTGGTCAGTGAACATAAACGATGATGGTGATTATGTTATTGTTGGTGCATATCAAGAAGATACTAGTGCCTTCAATGCTGGCGCAGCTTATATCTTTAGTAGATCAGGTTCAACTTGGACACAACAAGCTAAAATAGTATCATCAGATGGTGAAGCGAATGATCAATTTGGTTGGTCAGTGTCATTAAATTCTGATGCAACTTATGCTATTGTTGGAGCACTCAGATCTCAATATTCTGTAGATGATGCTGGAGCTGCTTATATCTTTACCAGAGACGGAACAACTTGGACACAAACACGAAGGTTAACTGCATCCGATCCAAAATCACAGGATGAATTTGGTCATTCAGTATCAATAAGCGGTGACGGAGGCTATGCTGCTGTTGGTGCACCGCAGGAAGACGGTGGATCAGGTGATCCAATATTTAATGCTGGTGCAGCATACATCTATGAAGCAGGTTAATAAGTTAATTCTTTAATATAAATAAAGTAAAAGGAATTTAAAATGGCATCATTTGCTAGAACTATGGCAGGTATTATCAGTACAACTGGTGATGTAAAATCTACCGTTGTTGGTGATATAGGATTATCTGTATATTCCACTCTTGATTCGCTTCCGACTAGCGCATTAACTTCGGGTGATCAGGCATTTGTGTCAGAAAACAATCGCATCTATGTTTCAAATGGTTCTGGTTGGTATAATGTCGCACTATTAAATGCAACTCCAACATTGAGTATTAGCCCATCCGGTGCCGTAACATTAGCAGTTGATGGATCTACACCAACTGTTATTACATTGACTGCGACAGATTCGGATAATGCTGATGCAAGTTTAACATACAGCGTTGAATCGGACGGATCGTTTACAGATATTGCGACATTGAGTCAAGATTCCAGTGTGTTCACTATTACACCATTAAGTGAGGAAAGTGCTACACCAGGATCTTCTACTCTCACGTTTAAGGTATCAGACGGTATATCATTTGGGTCTGGTACAACTACATTTAGTTTGACATTTGGTCCACCGGTTTATGATGTAGATTTAAGTACAGGATATAGGTTAGGTGGATACATCACAAACGCTGAAATTGATACATGGGGTGCCGGCACCGCTGCTAACGAGTTTGTTGCTGGCTTAGGCTTATCATCAAATGGTAATTATTTATTTGTGGGTGTTGACCGAACTCTACCAGATACGACGCCGCTAGAACCTATGATCACAAGATATGATATGTCTACCCCCTATGATTATACAAGCAAGACATTAAATACGGGTCAAACAGTAACTTACTGGAACGGGGGCAGTGAGACTAATTTTAGAGGAATGCATGTTTCTCATGACGGTTATCATATTTTTCTTGCTATGGGTGGTGAAGGACTTCAGCACTATACAATGTCCACCGCATGGGATTTAACTTCACGATCATATCAAACTGTTCAAAAATATCATGATGATGGGGTTGTTTGTAAAGTTGGTGGATATATAGCTGGTTTTCATATGAATCATGATGGTACAAAGGCATATACCGCCGGTAATACCAACCAAGGATATATAACTTATCTTACTTTATCTACCCCTTGGAATCTAGCAACAGCAACTCTTGCTGCAACTTACAGCATACCATCTCCTTTTGCCTCCACTACTACTATAAGAGATATATGGCTCAATCATGATGGCACTCAAGTAGTAATGTGCAACGCTAATTATAACCAATCACCAACACAGAATTTGGCATCTTGGGATTTAACAACTCCTTGGAATATATCTACAGCAACCAATCCTGTTACTTGGCCGGCTAGTCAATCAACGGCTTCGATTGGCGAGTTTGAAATTTGGCCTGATGGGGGAGCGGGGCAAGGTGGTAATGATGGTATTATTATGTGGTCACCTTATACCACCAATCAAACTTATCAAGTAGATATTGGGACAGTAGGCATAACATAACAGGTGCAGCATACATCTATAAAGCAGGTTAATAAATTAATTCCTTAATATAAAAAACATATAAATAGTACAAAGATTTTAAAGAATCGGAGACTATTTTATGGCACCACCTAATTCCAGAGTCACACTTATTGATTATTGTAAGAGACGCTTAGGTGATCCAGTACTGGAAATCAATGTTGATGAGGACCAGATTGAGGATCGCGTTGACGAAGCATTACAGTATTATCAAGAGTATCATTCTGATGCTACAATAAGAACTTATCTTAAGCATCTAGTAACTGCAACAGACGTTGCCAATGAATATATTCCTATTTCATCTGATATTCTTTATATCTCTCAATTATTTCCTACATCAAGTGCATTTGGTTCATCAGTAAATTTCTTTGATATTAAATATCAGATGATGTTAAATGATATTGCAGACCTTCAAAACTTTGCAGGTGACCTTGCTTATTACGAGCAGATGAATCAATATCTGTCAATGCTTGATATGAAATTGAACGGCACACCACAAGTTCAATTCTCTAGACATCAAGACAGACTTTATATCTTTGGTGATTTTGCCGATAAGGATATTAAGGCTGGTGAATATATTGTAGCAGAAGTCTATACAATTCTAAATCCCGAAACACATACATCAATATATAATGATATGTGGCTTAAAGAGTATACCACAGCACTTATCAAACAACAGTGGGGTATGAATCTTATTAAGTTTGAGGGTGTACAATTACCTGGTGGTGTTGTACTAAATGGCCGTCAACTCTATGATGATGCCACAACAGAAATAGAAAATTTAAGGCAAAGAATCAGAGAAGAACACGAATTTCCGGCTGACTTTTTTGTAGGATAATATGGCACGTAATTTTTATTTCTCTGAGAAGGTTAGATCAGAAATTAATCTTTATGAAGAACTCATAATTGAGGCTCTGAAGATTTATGGTCAAGATGTCTATTACCTTCCCAGAACAATTGTAAATGAAGACACCTTACTAGGTGACGATCCAGCATCCCAATTTGCATCATCATATAAAATTGAGATGTACATTGAGAATGTCGAAGGATTTGATGGTGAAGGAGATCTCTTTACTAGATTTGGTGTAGAAATTAGAGATGAGTGTACATTTGTAGTATCCAAAAATCGTTGGGCAAATCAGGTTGCAAGGGCAGATAATGCACTACAGGGTGACAGACCTACCGAAGGTGATCTAATTTATCTACCTTTATCTAAGTCTATGTTTGAAATTAGACATGTAGAACACGAACAACCTTTTTATCAAATAGAAAATGTACCAACATATAAAATGCGCTGTACTCTCTTTGAGTACTCTGGCGAAGATATGGATACCGGTAATACTCTTATTGATTCACTAGAAAAGGATTATGCATATCAATATAAGGTCTGTACAATTGCGCCAAAGAAAGCTACAGCAAGTCTCTTGTTCGATGCAGACTATATTGATTCTGGTTATGTAGCTTCTGGGTATATTAATGCCGGCAGTGGTTCACTACTTGGTATCACATTAATAAATGGTGGTACTTATTATACAACTCCACCAACTATTAGATTTATCGGTGGTAATCCTACAGATAGTGCAGATGCTATAGCCATCATTGATTCGGCCACTGGAGTGGTTTCAAGTATTCAGCTTATTGATTCTGGTCAAGGTTATCAAACATTGCCAACAATTGTATTTGATGGTGGTAGTGGTGTTGATAGTGGTTACTCGGTTGGCGACACAGTTACTCAAACATTGTCATCCGGTGTTATTATGTCTGGCGAAATACAAAGAATTCAATTGGATTCAGCCGGTGATTCATCACGTTGCTATTATTTGGCACACGTAGGTGGAAGTGATGGTAATCTTCACACATTTACTGCAGGTGGATCTCTGATCAATAGCACAACTAATATGGCAGTAGGAAATGGTTTAACAATTTCTAATGTCACAGAATATAATTACATATCAGAAACCGAACAGAATGATGAGTTTACTGCAGGATATGTAGATGACTTCCTTGATTTTAGTGAAAACAATCCATTCGGTGATGCTGAGAATCAATGATGAATATAAATAGTAATTTAAATAAATGGAATTTATAAACTAAATGTTTGGTAGTCACTTTTATCACGAAAGAATACGAATGTCAGTTGCCATTTTTGGTAGACTGTTTAATAACATATATGTCATTCGTAAAAATGCATCTGGTGGTGTTCTTAACCAATTAAAGGTTCCATTAGCATATGCTCCTAGACAGAAGTATCTAGATAGAATTAGGGAAAATCCTAGTCTAGAAAATGATACTAGAGTTGCTATTAAATTACCTAGAATGTCATTTGAGATAACAGATATTTCATATGACTTAAGTAGACAATTAACAAAAGTTGGCAATTTTAATACAAAAGGTAGCAGTGCCGAAAAGCGACAAAAGTTTTATTCACCTGTACCATATAACATTTCATTTTCATTGAATATATATGCCAAGAATCAAGATGATGCTTTACAAGTTGTAGAACAAATTTTACCTACATTTAATCCACAATATACATTATCAATTTATCCATTTAAGGATATCTATTCGGATTTAGTTGAGGATGTGCCTATTGTGATTACTGGAGTAACATTTCAAGATGATTACGAAGGTGCATTAGAACAAAGACGAACTATCATTTATACACTTACGTTTGAAATGAAAGTTCAGTTTTATGGAAATATTGAAAATAAAGATGTCATTCGTAGAGCAGATGCTCATCTTTATAATATGAATGCAGGATTAAATGACTCTGATATTTATTTAGAAAGAGTTTCAATAACACCAAACCCATTATCAGCTATTGGTTTACCAGATAGTGATTTTGGATTTACAGAAGATATCGTTTTAGCTAGTGATAGCGCATAGGAGAAATAAATGGCAATTACACTTAGACTAACGAAAGGCAGTGAGCTTACCTATGCAGAGCTTGACGGTAACTTTACTGACCTAAATACTAGAGTAGGTACCCTTGAAACATCATCGGCAGGTACTGTAAGAGTAAATAAGTATTATTTTGAAGCAGACTCCGGAGATACAGTCTTTAGTGGAAATGACTACTTTGGAAATGCTATGACATATGATTCAAATTCAGCTTTGGTCTATTTGAATGGTATGATGCTAATGCAAGGGGTTGACTATACCTTGACTGGTGGTAATGCAGTAACAACAACTGTTGGAATTGATAGTGGCCATTTGATCACTATTACTTCTATGGAATTGGTATAAGGAGATAAACTATGCCTATGTATTATAAACTAAAGAATGCTCCTTTATCAATGGCCTTTCAATTGGCTGATGGTCTAGGTGCTGCATTTGATGATGATCCTTATAATGGATCAATTATGGATCTAGCTAGTGCATCATTTATGTCACAAATGGCTAAACAATATCCAACAGTAAGTAGACAAATTATTTTTGACCCAGCATCACAAATTGCACCAACAAACTATGAAAATCCTACATCGTGGAATTCATCCGGCAATGTAACAAAGAATTGGACATATTCGAATGCAGCAGATCATGCTGATTATAAATTAGGTCAAGCAATTCAATCATTGCCTCTTAAAGAAGGTAAATTCTATTTTGAAATAGAAATTAATAATTTAGGTACCTATACGCCATCGGGAGGATCTGCGACTGATGCTGTTGTGCATCTTTTTATTGCGCCTATGGGCTGGAATTTCGGAAATCCATTTGAATCTATCTTTGGTAGAGCATTTAATTTACCGTTAACTGACCAACCGCCAAGTCAACCTTTAAAACCTTTTGGTCAATTTTTAGATACAAGTTGGCCTGGGCCAATTACTCTTGCAGCAGGTGACATTATCGGTATTGCGTATGATACAAATATGTTCCCGGTTACCAGTGAGGGTGGTGTATTTTATTCACATAATGGTACCTACCAGTCTAATCACAATCCTGCCACTAGTGGGACTCCTATAAAATTACTTACTTCAGAATCTCCGTATGCAGTACAATTTCATCCGCATCAATTTTTCAGCGGTGGAGCTGGTGATACAATAACTGGATTTGATGTTACAATCAGAACTGGAACAGATGTGACTTATTCACCACCAACTGGTTACATTGAACATTAATATTGGATATTAATATTATGAGTGAAGATGATAACAAAAATATTCAGACAGACTATGATTACTCTCGGCAAACTTACTATGATCTCATAGAAAAGGGCCGGGAGAGTCTGGAAATGATGATCGAAGTTGCTCGTGAATCAGAGCATCCAAGAGCATATGAAGTTCTTTCTGGTATGATTAAAAACGTATCAGATGTGAATGATAAGTTAATGGATCTGAATAAAAAGCAAGTTGATATCAATAGAAAAGACGAACCTAAACAATTAGGTAATACAACAAATAATAATGTCTTTTTAAGTTCAACTGCAGATTTGCAAAAATTATTGAAACAGGATGAAGAACTAATTGATGTTACACCAGACTCAGAGTTACCTAGGTAATCCAAACGTAAAACGAGATGGTGTTCAACAAGCTTGGACTCCAGATTTATTAAAAGAATATAAGAAGTGTATGAATGATCCCGTATACTTTGCAGAAAATTACGTTAAGGTTATTTCACTTGATAGAGGTTTAGTTCCATTCCAACTATATCCTTATCAAAAAGAGATGTTCGGACATTTTAATGACAATCGTTTCTCAATCATTCTTGCTTGCCGCCAGTCTGGAAAATCAATCTCGGCATGTGCATATCTCCTCTGGTACGCGCTCTTTAATCCGGAAAAAACAGTTGCGGTTCTTGCAAACAAAGGGGCAACATCTCGGGAAATGCTATCTCGGATTACGCTCATGTTGGAAAACATTCCGTTCTTTTTACAACCGGGATCAAAAGCTCTTAATAAAGGATCCCTCGAATTTAGCAATAACTCGAGGATCATTGCTGCTGCTACTTCTGGTTCTTCTATCCGGGGTATGTCTGTAAACCTTCTATATCTAGATGAGTTTGCATTTGTAGAAAGAGCTTCTGAATTTTATACATCAACATATCCTGTTGTATCTGCCGGTAAAGATACAAAGGTTATTGTGACATCTACTGCAAATGGTATTGGAAATCAGTTTCATAAAATTTGGGAAGGCGCTGTCCAAAAAATTAATGAATATAAATCGTTTAGGGTAGATTGGTGGGATGTACCAGGCCGTGATGAGGAATGGAAAAAACAGACAGTAGCAAATACCAGTCAATTACAATTTGACCAAGAATTTGGTAATACTTTTTTCGGTACTGGAGATACTCTTATAGCGGCAGATTGTCTTTTATCACTCAGAGCAGAGCCGTATATTGATTTATTGGAAAGTAATTGTCTTAGAATCTATAAGAAACCAATTGCCAATCATGATTATGTTATGACAGTCGATGTAAGTAAGGGAAGAGGACAGGACTATTCAACTTTTACTTTAATCGACATAAGCGTTCGGCCTTTTGAGCAGGTGGCTGTGTATCGGAACAACACTATCTCTCCCTTACTCTTCCCTAATGTTATATATAAGTACGCGAAATCTTATAATGAAGCTTATGTAGTTATTGAATCAAATGATCAAGGTACCGTGGTCTGCAATGGATTATACCATGATTTAGAATATGAAAATGTACATGTCGAATCTGCCGTAAAAGCAAATGCAATCGGTATTGAAATGACTAGAAAATCAAAACGGCTAGGATGTTCTGCAATTAAAGATATTCTAGAGGCTTATAAACTAAAAATTGTAGATGATGAAACAATCCTAGAAATATCTACGTTCGAAGCTAGAGGACAATCATATGAAGCATCTGATGGTAATCATGATGATCTAATGATGAACCTAGTTATGTTTGGTTATTTTGCATCAAGTCAATATTTTGGTGATATGACAGATATTGATTTAAAACAAATGCTATTTGATCAAAAGATGAAACAGATAGAAGAAGAATTAGTTCCTTTTGGTTATATCGACAATGGCGATGCCCATATTGAAGTCTTAGAAAAAGGTGAAGATAACTGGCAGATAAAAGACTATAATACAGATTATGGTTTAAATAATGAAAATTGGTAATGTTATAAATAATAGGATATTTGAACAACCGTATTATGAAAACCATATAATTAAAAAAAGGAAGAAGAAATGGCATTAGGTACACCGTCAGAAAGTCCTGCGGTTGTCGTCAAAGAAATTGATCTGACGGGCGGAGTTCCAAACGTCCAATCAACAACAGGCGCAATTGTAGGTAATTTTCGTTGGGGTCCGGTCGCACAAAGAGTATTGGTAGACAATGAGGCAACTCTTGTAGATACTTTTGCAACACCTGACTCTGCTTCGACAATTGATTTCCATTCTGCACAATATTTCTTGAGATATTCAAGCAATTTGCAAGTCGTTCGCGAAGCAACTTCAGCCGCAAAAAATGCTCGTTCAACAACTGGTCAACTCGGAACTGATAGTAATGGATCACTACCGCAAGAGTTTATTAAGAACGAAGCAGATTTCTTGGCTCAAAAATCAGCACTAGATTCAGATTCGCATACATTTATTGCGAAATATCCCGGAGCTTTAGGTAATTCATTGAAGGTATCAATTTGTCCTTCAAATGATTCCGCATTTAATAGTTGGACATATGCATCAAGCTTTGATAAAGCCCCTGATACATCAACATATGCTTCTCAGAGAAATGCAGCCGATGATGAAATTCACATCGTAGTTGTAGACCAGGAAGGTAAATTTACTGGTACAAGAGGAACAGTCCTAGAAACATTCCCATTTGTATCTGTTGGTTCAGATGCAAAGAATTTTGATGGAACAAATAACTATGCACTGGATGTGATTAATGATCGTTCAGATTATGTATGGTTAGCTGGTTGGGATGCTGCATATGCAACTGCCGGTGCCGGCACAACTATTGATAGCGGTGATGATTTCTCATTGGCAACTCCGTCAACAATCGTTGAGCATGACTTGGAAAAGGGTGCAAATTCAGGCGCTTTGACAACAAGTGAAGTTTTGACTGGTTACGATCTTTTCGAAGATAAAGACCAAGTTGAAATTGATTTCTTGATTGCACCAAGTATGGTTAACAGTACAGATCAGGCAACAGTTGTTAATGATCTGGTTTCAACAGCCCAATCACTTCGTAAGGATTGTATTGTTAATGCTTCTCCTGCAAGAGATGATGTAATTAATCTTACAAATGCAGCAACTATCACAACAAATATTGTGGCAACTGCAAATGCATTTACTAACTCATCATACCTTGTAGCTGATAATAACTTCTTGAAAGTTTATGACAAGTATAATGATCAATACATCTTTATTCCGGCAGCATCATCTACTGCTGGTATTTGTGCAGCAACTGACCTAGAACGCGCACCATGGTTCTCACCAGCTGGTACACGTCGCGGTCAATATTTGGGTATTACAAGCTTGGCTTGGACACCAAATAAAGCACAAAGAGATTCACTTTATAAAGTTGATGTCAACCCTGTTGCTAATATTCCAGGGCAAGGTACACTTCTTTACGGCGATAAGACAATGCTAGGTAGACCATCTGCATTTGATCGTATCAATGTCCGTAGATTGTTCCTCGTACTAGAAAGAGCAATTGGTAGAGCAGCAAGACAAGTGTTGTTCGAATTCAATGATGAGTTTACTCGGGCCGAATTCGTTAATATTGTCGAACCTGTTCTTAGAGAAGTCCAAGGCAGACGTGGTATTACAGACTTTAGAGTTGTCTGTGACGAAACAAACAATACTGCGGCCGTTGTGGACCGTAATGAGTTCATTGCAAATGTCTTCATCAAACCTGCACGTTCTATTAACTACGTCACATTGAATTTTGTGGCAGTTAGAACAGGTGTGGAATTTGAAGAAGTTGTTGGCACGGTTTAAGGAGGTAACATAAAATGGCTGTACTCGGCGTAGATGACTTTAAGTCAAAGCTAAGAGGCGGTGGGGCTCGTCCTAACCTCTTTAAGGTAACTATTAACTATCCTGGTTTCGCAAATGGTGATGCAGAATTGACATCATTCTTGGTAGAAGCTGCATCATTGCCAGGGTCAACATTTGGTATTATTCCGGTCTATTTTAGAGGAAGAATTCTAAAAATGGCTGGTGATAGAACATTCGCTGAATGGAACACAACTATCATCAATGATACTGACTTTAATATCCGTAATGCTATTGAGCGTTGGATGAATGGTATTAATGCACATTCTGCAAATACTGGTCTGACAACACCAATTGCATATGAAGCAGATCTTAAAGTTGATCAGCTTGATCGTAATGGAGATGTTTTGAAGACATACACCTTCCGTGGTGCATATCCTCAGGATCTATCAGAAGTTGCTCTATCATATGCTGATAATGACAATATTGAAAGATTTACTTGTGTCTGGGCATACCAGTACTTTGAATCTGATACTACTAGCTAACATAAATAACTGGGACCGGCTTCGGTCGGTCCCATTCTCTAGCTTAGGAATTTAATAATGGCAGAAGACGGCATTAAACTATTTGGTTTTGAAATTAAAAAAGCCAAGAAAAAGGAAGAAGATAAAGCTCCTTCCATTGTTCCGCCACGAGACGATGAAGGTGGCAGTTATGCCACAGCATCTGGGTCACATTATGGCCAGTATCTCAATCTTGGTGATGACGATTCGAAAGATAATTATCAACTTATTATGAAGTATCGCGGTAACGCAATGCATCCTGAAGTTGATATGGCTATCGAAGATATTGTAAATGAATCTATTACCGGTTCTGAATTAAAACAAACTCTAGATCTTAATCTAGAAGACGTAAAAGCTCCGGATAGAATTAAAAAAGTAATTAAAGAAGAATTTGACGAAATTTATGGTATGCTCAATTTTAAGGAATTGGGTCATGATATCTTTAGACGTTGGTATATTGATGGTCGTATGTATCATCATCTAGTTATCAATGAAACAAATCCTAAAGAAGGCATTGTTGAAATTAGACCTATTGATGCTGCTAAAATGCGCAAGGTCAAAAAGATTAAAAAGAAAAAAGATCCAGCAACTGGTGCTGATATCATTGAAAAGACTGAAGAGTTTTTTGTGTTTCAAGAGAAACCAGGTTCTTCTACCAATGGTGTTAAAATGACTGCCGATTCTGTGAGTTATGTTACTTCAGGATTGCTTTCAGAAGATCGTAGAAAGATTATTTCATATCTACATAAGGCACTAAAACCAATTAATCAGTTGCGTATGATGGAAGATTCTCTGGTCATTTATAGATTGGCTAGAGCACCAGAAAGACGTATTTTCTATATCGATGTTGGTAACTTACCTAGAGGTAAATCCGAACAATATATGAAAGATATTATGGCCAAGTATCGTAACAAGCTTGTCTATGATGCTAAGACTGGTGAGATTAGAGATGATCGTAAGCATATGTCTATGCTTGAGGACTTCTGGTTACCTCGCCGTGAAGGTGGTAGAGGAACAGAGATCTCTACACTACCTGGTGGTGAGAATCTAGGTCAGATTGATGATGTTCTTTTCTTCCAAAAGAAAGTTTATAAATCATTAAATGTGCCAATTAATAGATTGGAACAAGAATCACAGTTTAGCCTAGGTAGATCTACAGAGGTAAATAGAGATGAGTTAAAGTTCCAAAAGTTTATTGACAGACTTCGTATGAGATTTTCGCATCTCTTCTATGGTATTCTTAAGAAACAATTGATTCTTAAAGGTATCTGCACAGAGGAAGATTGGGAAGATTGGAAGAATGATATTACAGTAGATTTTGTAAAGGATAATCACTTTACAGAACTTCGTGATGCAGAGGTAATGAGAGAAAGAATCCAAACTCTTGACATGTTGCAGAACTATGTTGGTGAGTATTTTTCAAAAGAATGGATTCAAAAGAATATTCTTATGCTTTCTGAAGAAGATGTTGAAAAAATGAAAAAGGAAATTTCTGGTGAAGAAGCCGAAGCACCTAATGAAGAACCAGAACAACAGGCACAACCTGCCGGACAAAAATTTGAATTAAAACCTGTACAAGGAGATGACAGTGAGTGAAGTAGATACTATTGATAATGAGGTAGATAACGATTTGCCTCCACCACATATCCAAGATATGATTCAACATGCAATGGATAATGAATATACAAAAGCAAATAATGTTTTTAATGATTTAATGACTGTAAAGTTAAATGACATTTTAGATCAAGAACAAGTTCGATTGGCCGACACAATCTATAATGGAGCCGAAGATGAGGATATTGAAGACGAGGATGACCAACTCGAGCTTGACCTTGAAACAGAGGATGAGTCTGAATCGGAAGATGAGGATGATGAGGAAGAAGACGAAGTCTAAGATAGCTACTAGAACGTAATCTTTTTTTAAAATAAAAAATTAATTTCTTATAAATAATAGTTGTAAAATGAAACAGTTTACTCAAATACGCGAACTAACCGGTAGAATGCCCAAAGGCAAACATGTCTTTGATAAAAAGATTAAAGGCATTCAAATTATGATCCATAAGGATCTAGGTAAGTTTGTAGCTTATGTTGACGGCGATAGGTTGGATGCCTATAACAGTCAAAAAGAAGCAGAGAAAGCTGCAACTGAATTTGTAAAGGTATTAAAGAAATGAAGCTGATTGCCGAATACGTTGATGATCAATTGGAAGTTGTTACTGAAGCAACTAAAGATGGCGGTAAAAAATACGCTATTGAAGGCGTGTTCATGTCAGCCGAACAAAAGAATAGAAATGGTCGGGTATATCCAAGAGCCGTTATGGAATCTGCCGTTGGCAAATATGTTGGCGAACAGGTATCAAAGGGACGTGCTGTAGGTGAATTGAATCACCCTGAAGGACCGACTGTTAATCTAGATAAAGTTTCCCACAAGATCGAATCCCTTAATTGGGAAGGTAATGATGTTGTGGGCAAGGCGACTATTTTGGAAACTCCTATGGGACAAATTGTAAAAGGTTTGCTTGATGGTGGTGTCAAACTAGGCGTCTCAACTCGTGGTATGGGAAGCCTTGAAAATCGTGGTGGCGCCATGGTTGTTAAACCAGACTTTCTACTCAATGCAGTAGATATTGTTCAAGATCCATCTGCTCCTAGCGCATTCGTTAATGGAGTTATGGAAGGTGTTGAATGGGTATGGAACAACGGCATCATTGAAGCTCAGGCTATTGAAAAAATTGAGACTGAAATTAAGAAAGCTCCTCGAGCCGATCTCTATGAGACACAAGTTCGTGAGTTTAAGAATTTCCTCTCGTTGCTCAAATCTAAATAAAGGAGTCAATTATGACTGAAGATCAAATCACTGATCAAGAGATTGACATCCATGATGACAACGATGTCGTGGAAGAAGCTCACGATCCTAAAAATGCCGAGGCACAATCTATAGCGTCTGTTGATAAAGCAGGCGATGCAGGTAAAAAAGCCGGAGCACGAAAAGGCGATAATACTAAGCAAGATCCAATGCCTAAGACAAAAGCTGGTCTTTTGTCAGCCATGGTTGGTAAAATGCAAGGTATGAATAAGGAATCATTGATGGCTATGTATAAAGCAGAGTCATTCGTAGATGCCGACGGTGAAGCAATTGCCGAAACAACTGCCGAACTAGACCTTGATTATAAAGCAGATTTTTCAGAAGACCTGAACGCATTGGTTAATGAAGAAGCTACTTTGTCTGAAGAGTTTAAAGTAAAGGCAGAGGTTATCTTTGAAGCAGCTATTAAATCTAAGCTTGCCGAAGAGATTGACCGTCTCGAAGAGAAATACAATGAGGAACTGGCTGAGGAAGTAGAATCTACTAAATCAGAACTCGTTGAAAAAGTCGACAGCTATCTTAACTACGTAGTTGAGAATTGGATGGAAGAAAATAAACTTGCTGTCCAGTCTGGCCTTAGAACTGAAATCGCAGAGAAGTTCATGAACAGCTTGAAAGATCTGTTTACTGAGTCTTATATTGAGGTTCCAGAGTCAAAGGTTGACCTAGTTGACGAATTGGCAGAAAACGTTGAAGAGTTGGAAACTGCTCTTAATGAAACAACTGCCAAAAACATCTCAATGCAGGAAGAGTTGGAAGTATTGAAGCGCGATGCAATCATCCGTGAACATTCATCTGACCTTGCTGAAACACAAGTTGAGAAGCTTAAAGGTTTGGTTGAGGACATTGATTTTGATGACGCCGAAAGTTTTGCTGCTAAAGTACAAACTGTCAAAGAATCATACTTTACCAAAAAAGTATCTGAGTCTGCTGATATTGTAGAAGACGACAACGGTGATGATATCGTTGAAGCTTCGCCAATGATGGCTCAATACCTCTCTGCAATCCAAAAAACAAACAAATAATTTGGGAGTCCAAAACAATGATGGGAACATCTTACGATAAGTTGATCGAAAAGTGGGCACCTGTTCTGAATGAAGAATCAGCAGGCAAAATCACCGATCATCACAGAAAAGCAGTAACAGCTGCTATTCTCGAAAACCAAGAGCATGCATTTAGAGAAGAAGCTGGTCAAGCCCATGCTCTTAATGAAGCAGCTCCAACTAACGCAACCGGTCAGGTAGCAAATTGGAACCCAGTTCTTATTGCTCTCGTCCGTCGTGCAATGCCTAACCTTATGGCATATGACATGTGTGGTGTTCAGCCAATGTCAGGTCCAACCGGTTTGATCTTCGCAATGAAATCAAACTATCAGACAACTCGTGCCGGTGCAACTGCTGGTGATGAGGCACTGTTTAATGAAGCCATTACTGGTTTCTCTGGTGACTCAACTGGTACACAGACTCAGGATGCCTCAGGTCTTTCTGGTTTGACCGACTCTAACTCAGACTCAAGCATTGACAACGATCGTACCGGTCCAGATTTTGGTTCAGGTATGGCCTTGGGTGATGCCGAAGGTTTGGGTTCAACTGGTGCCGGTCCTTCTTCTGCCTTTGCAGAAATGGGTTTCACCATTGAAAAAGCTACTGTAACTGCTAAGTCACGTGCACTGAAAGCAGAATACAGCTTGGAACTTGCTCAGGATCTTAAAGCCATTCATGGTTTGGATGCTGAAACAGAACTTGCTAATATTCTGTCAACAGAAATCATGGCTGAAATTAACCGTGAAGTAATCCGTACAGTTAATGCACAAGCAAAAACTGGTGCTTCTACTACTAATACTGCTATTAATGGTATCTTTGACTTGTCAACAGATGCAGATGGCCGTTGGTCAGTTGAGAAGTTCAAAGGCCTGATCGTACAGATTGAGCGTGAAGCAAACATTATTGCTAAAGAAACACGCCGTGGTAAAGGTAACTTTATCATCTGTTCATCAGATGTTGCTTCTGTTCTTTCTGCTTCAGGTATGCTTGATTACTCACCTGCAATGAACACTTCATTGAGTGTCGACGATACAGGTAACACCTTTGCTGGTGTACTGAATGGCCGTACTCGTGTGTACATTGATCCATATGCATCAGTAGACTATGTGACTGTAGGTTATAAGGGAACTAACCCATATGACGCAGGTCTCTTCTACTGCCCATACGTTCCACTCACAATGGTACGTGCAGTTGGTGAGGATACATTCCAGCCTAAGATTGGCTTTAAGACTCGCTACGGCATGGTCTCAAATCCATTCGTGGATACTTCAAATGTATCTGGTCGCGACGGTTTGGCAACAAACAAAACCAACCAGTACTATCGTATTTTCAGAATCGACAATATCCTAGCATAAGGATAAATCGGAAAATAAGACTAAGGGCGGCTTCGGCCGCCCTTTTTTTAACAACTAATTTGTATAAATAGTATCATGGCTCAATTAACAGAAAATTTTAATTACCTACAACCTACCAGTTTTAAGCTGGTAATTGATAGACGTAATTATCCTAATTTAGAATTCTTTTGTCAGACAATTACACATCCCGGAATGATTCTAAATCCAGTTGAGTTAGGTATTCCTAGACTTGCTGGGTTACCTATGCCTGGTGAATCTCTTACATTTAATGAACTTTCAACAAATGTTATCTTAGATGAGAATTTAGAAGGTTATTCTGAGATGTATAACTGGATTCTTAGATTGGTAAATACTAATATGGGTACTAGTACCAGAGGTAGTATTGCTACTAATACGGATACTCCAACATATGCAGATATAACACTATCAATTCTTTCCAGTCATAATAATCAGACAAAACAAATAAGATATTTGGATTGTATTCCTACATCATTAGGTGATATCCAATTTGAATCTACTGCTGATGGGCAGACTTTTATTACTTTCGCGGCATCATTTAGATTTAATTACTTTAAGTTGGTATAAATGGCAGAGTCAAAAGCAAGATTAATTAGTAAAGCATTTACATCTACTGGTGATATTAAATCCGAAAGTTTGGATAATGTTCCTGTAGGATTGGATTCAGCAGCCATTGGATATGAAGTAGATGTTTTTAGAATAAATCATCAAAACCTTTCGGTATCTCATACAATTGATTCTGCAGATAATGCACTTACTGCAGGTCCACTTACAATCGATAGTGCAGTTGTATTAACAATTAACGGTAATCTGGTGATAGCATGAGTGAACTAAGAACAGACACAATCACTGCTAGCAATGGCACAAGTCCTGTCACGCTGACTAAGCAGAGTGCAACGAAGGCGTGGGCAAACTTCGATGGCACTGGAACAGTTGCAATTAGAGCAACATTTAACCAGACATCTTTAACAGATATCACGACCGGCCGATACGACCTGTCCTTTGTTTCAAACATGAGCAATGCAGATTATAGCGTTGCGACTGGAGGTGCTTATTCAGCAACAGTGGCAGGTTCTGCGGGATACGGTGCTGCTGCGGTGAATCAACTGACGACATCTCAGTATCAGATACAAACTGGTCCGTATGGCTCAAGTCCACAACCAGCAGATATTGCAGTTGTGATGCCTTGCGTTTCGGGGGATTTAGCATGAGTGAGATAAAAGTAGATAACCTCACCGGCAAGACCTCCGCTGGTAACATCACAGTGACCTCTGAAGGTGGTGCGGCAACTATGCAGTTGCAGC